GAAGAGGGGAAGCTTTCGCCTCCCCTCTTTCGCCACTTTCGCCTTACGCCTATGAAACCGGACTGCGCCGTACCCGATCAGTTGGGACTCGGTGCGTCCACGTATCGATCTACTTCAACCCAGCCCACCCCGCCCGGTGCCCCCTGGTCCAGGACCACCCGCACGCCGCCACGCCGGAGGGTGATGCGGGTATAGGCCGGCCTGCCAGTCTCACGCCTGTATCGCCCCTGCGAGTGACACTCACAGTCTTCATCGCCGCAGACGTGCAAGCTGTGTGATGTGCCCTTGCAGGCACATGGCCGGCCCTCTGGGCAGCAGTGGGTACAGCCACCGTGGTTCATGCGGTCGGTTCCGTCCACTCGCACCACACCAGGCACCCGTCAGGCGTCCGCTGCCAATCCACCGACGGCGCAGATACCGCCGTCGCCCACAGGTCGTGAGTCGTGTGCCGGATAGGTGACAGGTCAGCCAGGTAGAGCCGCCATGTCGTGCGGGCCCGCACCAGTTCGACACTGAGGTCGCCGAAACGGCGTAATGCCCTGGCAAATGGTGCGGCGGGCTCTGCGCCCACGATGCGTCGCAGTTCAGCGCCGGCGAGGAGGATGATGGCCGGGGTCATTATGAGCGGTATAGCGGGCTCGGTAGGCGCGGCGACTGTCGCCGTAATCGTGTTCATATGTTCCTTTCTTAAAGGAGACGTAATGTACGCGGTTTGATACATTCCAGGTCCTGCCAGGTCGGGATAACATGACGCAACGACATGACAAAGAGTTGGTGAAACTTGGGGAACGTGGTAGAATAATCCTGCAACAAATACAAGTGCCCTGGCGATGCGTCAACATCCCAGGGCTTGGTCAAACGCTGAAAGGAGCGAATGACATGCATGATCATATCCCCGCCCCCTCTTTCCCAGCAAACCTTGAAGAGTACGCCCCGTGGGTTACTCAGTACGGATTGCGGTATCCCTACGGGCAGTGCCAGTGCGGCTGTGGTCAAGCTGCGCCTATCCAGGATGGCGCCTATCCCGCCAAGGGATACCGCAAGGGGCACCCCGCTCGATTCCTCCCAGGTCACAACAAAGCCAAGGACCTGCAAATCGAGAATCCTAACCCTAGCGGACTGTGCATGTGTGGCTGTGGGCAAAAGACGCAGATCGCAGACCGTAACCGTAAATCCTTGGGATGGGTGAAGGGTCAACCACTGAAGTACATCAATGGTCACAGTGGGTTCGATACTCGCAAGCGCGCCTTGCTCGATAAGTTTTGGAGCAACGTAGACAAGCGCGGCGACGATGAATGCTGGCTGTGGACTGGTAGAAAGAACCGTGAGGGCTACGGCATTCTCTCCGAGTACGGGCAGAACATCCGCGCCCACCGGCTCAGCTACGAAATCCACAACGGGCCACTTGTCGAAGGTATGGTCGTGTGCCATCAATGCGACGTGCCAGCGTGTGTCAATCCGCACCATCTTTGGCTTGGCACGCTCAAGGATAATAATGACGACAAGATGGCTAAGGGCAGAAACAAGGCTGGGCGTACCCTGGGCGAAGATCACGCACTCGCCAAACTCACCGCCGCTCAGGTAATAGAGATTCGGCAGCGTCTCGCTAAGGGTGAAACCCTCAAGGCGATTGCGGATGACTATGGCGTCTCGGACAGCAACATCGACGCTATCAAGCAGCGCAAGACTTGGAGACACATCGCCTAGTTCGATGGGGAGGGTTGGGATCATTCCCCACCCTCTCCAAACAGACTGCCCTGCGGCGGTTGGGTGCTGCACGCGGCAACCGGCACTGTTACTGTGCGCTCTCTGCCGATTCCTCCGATCCACACCATCACCTTATCGCCGCCGCGCGGGTAGCCAGTGGTGCCGATGATTGCGCCGCCTAGTTCCTCGCGGGTGGGAGCGTCGCACTGCGACGGGTCGATATAGACGGTCGTGCCCAGTGCTAATGTTTTCACGCTCATGCCTGCTCTTTCTCCGTGTTCACATACACCCCCGCCCACAACTCCGGCTTCTCCGCCCTTGCCGCCCGCTCAGCTGCGTAGACTTTTGCCGGGTCGCCGCCGCTCATATGGCGCAGCATCTCGCCATAGCGGGCGGCTTCGCGCGTCGCCCCGCGCTGCTCGGTCAGCTTGACGGTATCCTCCAGCGCCGCCACCGTCTGCGCCGCGCCCTCCAGGGCCTTGACGCCTGCTATGCCGGGCCGCTGCGCATCGGCGAGCTGCGTGCGCAGGGTAGCGAAGAGTTCGGCGATCATTTTTCCTCACTCCGCATTTCGTCGCCGTCATAGTGCGACATGGCCACACACGCCATTGCAATGACGCCGATAAAGAAACACACAAAGCCAGACAGAAACATCGCCAAGAGTATTTGCCAGACAGGAAGCGTAATCATGCGCCCACCGCCGCCAACAGCAAGGCGAACGCCACAGCACCGCCAACCACAAATAGAATCTTTAGCAGCCAGATTACCGCACCGCTAATGGGGTCCTCGCTGTCTTGTTCGTCGTTCATTGCCTCACTTCCTTTCGTTCCAACTCGCTTGCCGCCATGTGCCCCGCCGCGTACTCCCCCGCCTCCGCACTGCCGGGCCGGTAGGGGCAGAACCAGGCGTTGTCGTAGTACCGGTCCTCGAAGCCCCTGCGGTAGGCGCCGACGGGGGACGGAGCGAAGGCGGTGGCCGGCGCATCATCGGGGATGTTGCGGAGGATGGTGGTGATGTTCATCAGTCCGCCGCCATCAGTTCTTGTTCCGGCATGTCGATCTCGTCGTCGTCGATTGGGGCGGCGAACGTCTCCACATCGAACAACGTCGGTGCGTGCACGGTCATCTCCAGTTCAGCCAGGTAATTGCAGCTGATGTGGTAGTAGTCGGCGTTAAGTTCCACGCCCATCGCCCGCCGCCCCTCCTGTAGCGCCACGTATGGCACGCTGCCCAGCCCGTTGAACGGGTCAAGCACCAGGTCGCCGGGGTTGGTGTAGCGCACGATCAAGCGCCGGGGAATGTCCAACGGGAACGGGCAGACGTGCTTGGCCAGGCGGCGGCGGGCGTTTTGCATGTTCAGCGTGCGCATAAACAGGACATCCGTCCAGACGTAATCGTCGGCGTCGGCGGCGACCATCGTCGGAAACAGCATGAACTTGGACGGCAGCCGCTCGCCTACCATCTCGCACAGCTTGACGTGTTCCTCGTGGTCGTAGGGGGCGCCGCTGCGCATCCGGTTACGCCACCAACGATAGAGCTGCGCCCCATCCATGCCGTTGATCTCGTCTTTGGTCAGCAGCGGCGCATAGTCCGGCTGTCCTGCTACGTCGGGCAGACGGTGCCCGTTGCTGCGCCAGAGTTGGTGCGCATCCGTCTGCCAGCGGCCCCGGCTGTAGACCGCCTTGTCCTTGCGCACCGGCTGGTCAGCGTAGGAGCGGCTCTTGTCCGTCTGCGGCTTGCGGAACAGCAGCACGTATTCGGGCATGCCGACGCCCATCTTGGAGCTGTCCTTGCTGTTCTCCGTCCAGCCCAGGCGGTTCGTGCTGTTGTTCTCGCGCACGACGTCGGTCGGGATCGTGATGCGGCCGTAACTGACAAAGCCGTGCTTGCGAAATGCCCGGTTGCAGTCGTCAGAGAAGTAGTCGACTTCCATCATGCCGTGCGGCGTCTGGTGCCCGTACAGCAGGCGGTCCTTGACGTGGATGCACGCCATCCGCCCCGGCTTCAGCGCCCGGTAGAGGCTGGGAATCAGAAAATCCATCTGCCGCCAGAATGAGGCGTCGGTGTCGTTGAACCCAAAGTCGTTGCGGTTCGCAGAGTATTCGTAATGATTGCCGAACGGAATTGATGTGACGATGGCGTCAATCGAGTTCTCCGGCAGCGTGTAGCACTCCAACACCGTGTCATTGTTGACGACGTGCCAGGCCTCGCCGCGCTCATCCTGCCGGGTGACACCGATGCTGCGTTGCAGGTTGCTCACCAGGGATTCACGGGTAAGCCCGTGCTCTTTGACGATGGCCCGCATCCGTTCCATCAGCTCGTCATGCTGTCGCCACTTGCGCATGAGGCTGTCGCGCACGGCGTCCTCAGCATCGGTGTGGATGATGTGGATCGTCACCGGCTTGGTCTGCCCGTAGCGGTGGATGCGATGCACCGACTGGATAAAGTCGCGGAACTTGAAGCTCAACCCGACATAGATGGCGTCGGCGCAGAAATACTGAAAATTGCACCCGCTGCCGCTCAGCTCCGGCTTGGTGGCGAGGATGGGCAGCTTGCCGTGCGAGAAGTCGAGAATCGTCTGCTCCCGCTCTTCCAGGTCCTGCGAGCCCCACACCGGCGACACACCTTCAATCGTGCGGCTGATGGCCCGGCGTTCGTCCTCCAGGTGGTGCCAGATAATCCAGTGCTTTTCCGGCGCATCTTCGATGATGCGGGCGGCTTCTGCGACCCGGATGTCGAGGCTGTCCCGCTTCTCGCGCGCCGCCTGGGTAACGCCGGCCGTCGTGTCTTTCAGCAGGAAATGCTGCCCGTTGTTATCGGTGGCGTCCCATATCTTGGTGTGGTCGGAGGTCAACCGGTGCCAGACGATGTTGATCTCGGGCATAGTGAATCCGTCGTCACTGTAGTTCGCACCCAGGTCAGACGGCTTCTCGACAAACAGCGCCCAACTCGCCACCCACATCCAGAACTCATGCTCCATGTGCGGGAGCAACTGCAGATCCCCGGCCTTGTCGGGGTTGCGGCCAAACCAACGGGTAAGCGCCTGGCCAGCGTCCAGCTCGTCAAAGAAGTCGCCGAAGTAAATGAGCTGCCGGTAGTCGTTCGGCGCCGGCGTGGCGGTGGCCGCCCACTTGTATTCGATGCTGTCGAAGATGATGCGGAACTGGTCTTGCGTCTTGGTACCCAGGTTGCCCAAGATGGCGGCCTCATCCAGGCACACGCCCGTGATGTGACTTGCCAGCCATTCGGCACTGATGTCGCCGTCGCGCACCCGCTCATAGTTGGTGATAAGGAATGGCGACCGCTCTAGCGCCTGCTCCGCTTCCGCATCGGTGCGCACATACGTAAACTCAATACCCATTGCCGGGCCATCTTCGTGCACAAACTGCGTGCGCACGCCAAGCGGACAGATAACGAGTTGGCCGCCACCGGTAGCGTTGTGCACCTGGCGCAGGATTTCAATCTGCTGCGTCGTCTTGCCCATGCCGAACCGCTCAGCCAGCAGACCATGGCCCCGGCGCAGCGCCCACAGCACCGCATCCTTCTGGTATTCAAAGAGGCGGCTATGCAGGTCCCGGCGCTGTACGTTCAAGCCGCTGGCGCTGTGGATGTCGATCTTGTTCGCTGCCAGCCATTCGGCATAGGTCCTGGCAAATTCGTTGAAGTCGGTATTGCTCATTTCGTCGCTGTCTCCCTCTATCCTCAAGGCGGGCGGCGCCTGCCCTCGACACTCGCCGCCCGCCTCGCTCTACGCCACGCCGTTGTATCGGCGGTGGTTGCTTAGTTCGCCCCCAGCAGCACCGGCGCAAACAGCAACAGCACTGCCAGGAAGGCCATCACCCGCACGCTGCACCAGGGGCACACCTTCTCGGTGTACTCCCGCCCACAGATGCCGCACTTGCCGCCGGCGACAAAGCCACGGCTCCGCACGAAGGTGTAGTGGCGTGTCACGATCCCGCTCCCGCTGCCACCAGCACAAAGCCCAGCACGCCGACGATGCCGACAACGAGCATCACATAGAAAAGTCCGCTGTAGCCGTCCTTTTGTTCGTCCATAATTCCGCCTGTCCTTTCGTTGCTCTCGCTCAGATACACCCCGCACCGCTGGCCCGTACTCTCCGCTGTAACAGCTCCCCTGCGGCTGCGGGTGGAGGGCACCTCGCCCCGGCGTTGGGTTGCCGGTCTGCGGGCCAGCGGTGCGATAGTGGGCTAAAATGGAATTGATTCGTCAATCGTCGCCGGGTGCTTCGGCATCACCGCCGCCGCCTTCTTTGCCTTGACCGCCGCTTTCTCCTCGCGCACCTCGGCAGGCGGCGCGATCAGCTTGGCCGACACCGGCGGCAACGTGCCGTAGAAGCTCTGCACCAATTCGATGCGGCTGCACAGGGCGGCCGGCGGTAAGCTGGGCAGCACCATGTTGCGCCCGTACATGCTCGCACGCACCCGGCTGTCCAGTACGGCCATCACGCCGGTGTCTGACGATGTGCGAATCAAGCGGCCCAGCGCCTGCTTTAGTTCGATGATCATGCGCGGCACTCTCAAGGCATTGAACGGGTACATCTCCAGCGTCTTGCCCGCCATGCCCGCCGCGCGGCCCTTGTCGAGTAGGTCGGCTTCCATGGCCTGCGTCAGCGGCGTGGGCGCCTCGAATGGCATCTTATCGACGACGACCAGGCGCAGCGCCGCACCGTCGATGCTCACGCCCTCGAAAAAGCTCTTGGTCGCAAAGAGCACGGCATTGCCGTCACTGCGGAAGCGGCGGGCGATTTCGAGCTTCGGCATTTCGCCTTGCACCAGCACGGTCAGGCCGCGGGCGGCAAAGGTGCGGCCCAGTTCGGCGACCGCCTGGTTCATGGCGTTGTAACTGGTGAATAGCAGGAAAGCGCCGCCTCTGCTCGCCAGCACGAGCTGCCGCATTTCGTCGATCGCCCAGGCCAGCCAGCCGGAAGCGTTGGGCGCCGGCGCCGTGCCGCTGGGCAGGTAGAGCAGCGCATTGCCGGCATAGTCGAAGGGCGATGCTGCCTGCATCTGCAACGCATCGGGCAGCCCCGCCTGGCGCATGAAATGGGCCATGTCGGGGGCGGCGAGCGTGGCGCTACAGAAGATGGTAGCTTTGGCGCTGTAGGTCAGCAGCGGCGGCGCTTCGGTGCGGTCCAGTGCCAGCCAGTCGGATAGGTTGACCGTCTCCGCATCGCCCATCAAATCGACGTGATGAATGCAGTCGGGGCCGTAGGGTTTGCCGTCTAAGATGGCGACCTTCTCGGCGCTCAGCGTGCGGTGGCAGCGCTCGCAGCGGGTGTAATCCGGCTGCTGGGCGACCGGCACAGCATTGACGCCGGCGAGCTGGGCAATCCAGTGCGACACGTCGAACGGCTGGGCACAGAGCTTGGCGGGGTCGCCGTTGCGGCTCTGCTCAATCCAGCGCACATAGCCGTCGATCGTGGGGCCGGCCAGCATCGCCAGCTTGCCGGCCATGTTGCGGATGCGCTGCGCCTTGCGGGCAAGCTTCTTTTCGTCGGGGTCGCTGGGCAGTTCGTCCTCTGGCCATACGTCTTCGGCGATGCTCAGCAGAATCTCGCTTAGGTTTTGTGCGCCGTCGATCGTCTCATCGCGCTGGATCTGCACCTGGCTGTCGGTGGTGCGCGCTGTCTGCCGGCTGATGCTGCGTTCGACGGTCAGCAGTGCATCCATCGCATCGCCGATGGCGTCCATGTCGGCATAGCCTTCGGCCAGGCTGATAGTGCGCTGCACCTGTGCGATGGTGAATTCAGCGCCGCGTGCGCCGCGCATGTAGTCGGGCAGCTTGTGCGCTTCGTCCACGACCACGACGTCACACGGCGGCAGGATGTGCCCTTCGGCTATCTGGTCGATGCACAGCAGGGCATGGTTGGTGACCACGACGTCGGCGTTTTGCAGCGCCGCGCGCGCCTTGTAATAAAAGCAGGCGTCATAGAGCGGGCAGTGCTTGCCGGTGCACTCATCGTCGACCGTCAGCTTGGCAAGGTCTTTGTAGTTGACGGCAAAGTCGATTTCTTCGGTATTGCCGGTGGCGGTGCGCTGATACCAGTCGAACAGCTCATTGCCGCTGATGGCCTCGCCGTGCTCGCCACACTTGAAGCGGCACGCATAGTTGCCTTTGCCGACTGACACCGCCACTTTCTTGCCGGGCCAGATGCGCTGCAGGAACGGCAGGTCTTTCTCGACCAGCTGCATTTGCAATGCTTTATTCGATGTACTGATAATGACTTTCTTATTGAGGGCCATGCACACCGCGGCGTAGGCCAGGCTCTTGCCTGTTCCCGTCGCCGCTTCGACCACGGCCGGCTCGCGCATCTCAATGGCCCGCTGCACCAGCCGTGCCATGTGCAGCTGCGGCCGGCGCACTTCGTAGTTGGGCAGCAGCTGGGCGATGGCCCCGCCCTGTCCAAAGATGGCGTCGGCTACGGATGGCCAGCGGACGGTCAGCGTGTCGCCGTCGATCGTCTGCGGCGCTTCCGCCGGCACGCCTGCTGCCTGCACGATGGCGGCCCAGTTGCCCCGGTTGCCGTTGATGGTCAAGACAAAGTGGCCATCCTCGACGCGGGCGCTGGGGCGCTTGGGGGTGTCCTGGCAGGCGCTCTGCCAAAGACCTATCATCAGTGCTCTGAAGTCGTTCATAGAAGTTACCTGAAGGGTGTAGAAGTGAAGGTGGGGGCGGCGCTGGCATAGGCCGCCCCCCGTTTGAACTAAAGCCCGGTCGCTGCGAGTACGGCGTCTTCGGCATCCTTCTCGGCGCGCTCCTCGACAGCGGCGGCTTCGCCATTGCCTTCGACGGTGCCCGGCTTGATGTTCTCCCAGGCGGTGCGCCAGTCGCTGCTCTGGTCGAACAGCGCGTTGACGAAGGCGAGCAGGTCGTTGCCGACGTAGAAGCGCTTGAGGTCGACGTTGGCGGCCTTGTCGGGCAGGCCCAGGGCGACGGGCAATACGACGTTGGTCGTGTTGGGTGCCTTGCCGACTTCCTTGTAAATCGGATCACCCTTCTCGTTGCGAGCGGCGCCGACCGGCAGCCAGAACGCCCGGTATGCCCAGCGCTTGCCAGAGGGCTTGCCGTTCTTCTTGGCAGCGGCATCGCTGGCGGTGTTAGCAGCAGCGATCACGGTGTTGGCGAAGCGGCTGATGACACTGTTGGCGTCGCGGTAGCTCTCGAATGCTGCGCCGGCCGCGCCCTTCATCGTCAGCACGAAGAGGCCGACGTTCTCCAAGCCCTTGACCAGCACCAGGTAGTGCGTGCGGCTGGACGGCGACTTGCCGCCGTTGGCTTCCTTGGCCTTCTCGAAGCCGGTCCAGGGGAACGTCTGCCGCTGCCCACCGTTGGGGGCGATTTCCCAGCGCTTGCGTTCGGCGATGATGCTGACCGCGGCCTCGCGCTTCCAGTAGCCCTCCTCCTCGGTGCCGTTCTCGAACGTGCGCGAGGTCTTGGCCCAGCCGGCCGCCTCGAGTACGGCGCCGTCTACCTTGTCGGCCTTGATGAACAAGCCGCCCATGTAATCCATGCCGCCGAACTTCTTGGCCTTGAGGTCGGCGTACACCCACTGGATAATGGGGTAGCTGGGGCCGCCGCCCTCGACACTGGACTGGTCAATGCTGTCCACGGCGTCGGGGTTGAACTCGTATTCCTGACCGTTGGTATTGAGCTGATCGCTCATGGTGTAACTCCCTTTGCCTATACAGGCGGAAAACGGTGTTGAAACTGCGTCTGTACTACAGGCCGATGCTGGCGGCGTCATCTGCCGTCGCGTGGCCGTTGGAACCATTGGTGATGCGGGCGACCTGCGCCGCTGACTTGCCGGCAGTGTCCATGCGAAAATCGATGTCGCCGGCCTTGTTCGGCCCCATCGCTGCCAGCATCTCCATCGCGGCGGCGGTGAGGCGAGCGGCGTAACCCACGGCGGCAAACTCGCGGCCCAGGCGGTCGTACTCGGCGGTGAGCTTGGCAACGTCGGCGCGCTCTACGGCGGCGGCTTTGTCCCAGCGCACGTACACGGCGTCGCTCTTGAGGGTCAGCCCCAGCCGTGCCTTGCGCTCCTCGGCGTTCTTGCCCTCGACGTTGAGCGCCGTCTGCGCCTCGATGTCAGCCAAGGTGCGCTCGCTGGTGCCCAGCTGCATCTTGGCGGCGTTGAGGTCCGTCTGCACGGCGGCGATTTCGCCCGGCAGATTGTCGAGGCTGGCCATGGTGTCTATGTAGCGGTCGATCAACTGTTGGTGCATGCGGTGTCTTTCCTGCGTGGTTCCTATGCGCAGCCCAGGATTACAAGGGATGGGATTGATTTACGCGGTGACCAGCATGGCCCGGCTGCGGAACGGCTCGACGTCGGCGGCGTGGGCGCAATCCCAGCCGTTGCCGATGTAGCTATTGCCGCACCACTCGCGGCCGATGCCCCGCTGATACAGATGCATACCCCGCTGCTGCCACTCGGCAATCAGCGCATCCTTGAGGTACTGCGGCATGACGACCGGCAAGCCTTCGGACTGGGCGGCGCCGATCACTTCTTCGGCGGCGTCGATCGGCTCGCGAAAGCCCCACGTCACGATTTCGCACGTCCTGCCTTCGACGCGCACGCCGTGCCACGGGGTCTTGGCTTCGCCGGCCAGGTACTTGAGTTCGTAGCGTGGGAGTGGTAGACTTGATTCGCTCATGGTGATCTTCCTTGTCCTGAACTGTGAGCCGTGCCCCAGCCGTTGCAGCGGTGTGGGGCGTTTTGTTGGCGAGTGACTTTCTGTGTCACTGAAAACAGTATAAATCATTATAACGTAAATGTCAAGCGGTAATTTATGATTTGGTGACATTAGTTTCGGGGCGACGCAGAGCAACAAAAAGCCCCGGCGGATGACCGGGGCTCAGGCGGGGCGATGCGGTTGGCGGGGGATGTACTGCCTAGTGCAGTTGGTTAGGCTAGGCGAAACATTACCAGAAGTTGAACACCACGTCTGTCACCTGGTTATCCCTGACCAGCACCCGCACATACCTGCGCAGCCAGGCGTTAGCGGCGGCGGTGTCCTCCGTAGCGAGCATAGCCGGGCCGCTGGCCGCCACTTCCCGCAGCATGTCGGCGCGGCTGCCGCGCTGTTTGGCGGCATCGGCGGCGGCTTCCAGCGTGGTCTTGGCGCTCTGCTCCAGCTCGATCAGGCTGCGCAGCCGGTCCACCTGCGTCTTGTAGCGGTCGAGATCCATCACACCCCCGACGAACGCATCATCGGCCAGGCGCAGCCCGCGCTGGTGCTTGGCGATGGCAGCGTCGTGGGCGGCGAGCTGCGCGGCGAGCTGTGCCGCCTGGTCGCCGTCATCGTCGGGGATGTTGGCCAGGTCCTGTGCTGCGAGGTCAGCGAGCTCGCCCTGGGTGTAGCCGATGCCTGCCTTGTCCCACCGCTCCGCCTCCTCGCGGGCTTCGGTGAGCCGGCCGCCAAATGTCTCCGACTTCTGCAGCTTTGCCATCATATCTTCGATTATAAATTCCATCGTCCTGCCCTTTCGTTGCTGTGACAATTTTCCTAATCAGTGACAATACTGCTTGACTTTGACGTTATACAGGCTTATACTGTCAATAGTTCGTAAATTTGTCACCGAGGAGGATACATGGGAACCAAGAAGGAAGACGGTAAGGCCTGGATGCGCGTGGACGAAGTGGAACGCGCCCGCCTGAATCTGTATAAGGCGATGATCGGCGTTGCCGACAACAGCGTAACTGACCAAACGGCGTCGCTGCGCGCGCTGCTGGACGCAGCCGGCGTGCCGTCTGTGCCGATGGCGGGCCGCACGCAGCCCGAAGCGGTGGCCCAGTGACCGCCGCCCGCACCCCCGATTCAAGCCCAGTGCCACCAGAAGATACCGGGGAAGCCTGCGCTGACATCGCGCTCGCACACACGCACCCAATGCGGACGCAGCGCCGGCCGGTGCGCGTCGTGTACATGGCTGCGCCGGATTCGTTGGCGGTTGCGGCGCTGACGGATGCGCACCGGGCGCTCGTGCGTGCCGGGGCGGGGCTGGCGATACAGTTGGCGGTAGGTGGATCGGCTGTGGCGGCCGGGCCGACGGGGGATGGTGGGGAGGATGTTGCGGTTGCTGCGATGTCGGGCCATGGGCACTCCCTGGGATAAAGAGGTGCCGCCAGGGGCGTAACCTGGCGGCGTGAGGCGAATAGCGGTGCGCCGGTGGGCTTGCGGTGCCCGCCCGACATCCTCAGTATAAAGCATCCTTACGCTTTTGCGTGAAAATCTGAGAAAAATCTGATATGACGCTCAATCTGGCCTTAGCCCTGGCTTTTTTGCTGTCCGGTCTGTATGCAGCGTTTCTCGCCATGACCGATTTCGGCCTGTGGCTGCGCCAGGAGCTGACGTGGCTGACGGTGGTGATCGGCGTGGGCATCACGCTGGCCTGCATGATGGTGGTTGATAGCAGCGCGGCGACAACAGCCGCGTTGTTCTTTGTCGCGACGGGGCTGCCCATCGTGGTCGAATCGCTATTCCGCATGTGGCGTATGCATCGAGCCGTACAACGCAAGCAGACGGAGAAACGCGATGGCGAATAATGCCAGGCTGCCGCGTGAATGGCCCACGAAGGCGCGCCATGTGGCGGAGGATGTGCTTGCGCGCGAGGTGACGATCCGGGCCAAGGCGCGCGAGGCGCAGCAGGCGTTGGTCAATGGGGAGATGGGGGTCGCCATGATTTTGTTGGGTGATGTGCGCGAGTTGTCGCTCAAGCAGACGGAGCAATTGGGCGCGGCGTTGCGCGGGGAGTATGGGGAATGACAGTCGAATCAGCTAAGGAATACCGCCAACTGGCGCAGAAATATCGAGCGTTCGGCTTCAACCTGGTGCCGCTGGGACCGGACAAACGCCCGGCAGAAACCGGCGTATCATCCAGTGGCAGCATTCTGCACTTCCGCTGGGACGACTGGCAGCAGACAAAGCAGAGCGATGCGCACTGGGCACTGATAAAGAAGCATGAATGGTGGGTGAGCGTCGGCGGGTTGGGCGGCGTGTGCGGGCCGGTGTCCGGCGACCTGGTGTGTATCGATTTCGATAAGACGCCGGAAGCATCCGTTATTGATTTTTTGAATAGAGCCGAATTACCAGTCGATTACGCTTGGGTTGTGCGAACGCCCGGCGGCGGTGCCCATGTATGGGTGCGCTGTCATGGATTAGAGATTGAAAAGGGCAAAGAAGATCGCCCGGCGTTAGATGGCGCCGGCCATATTGAGCTGCGCTGGACGGGCCACTATGCCGCGTTGCCGGGCTCGATTCACCCATCTGGCGGCGTGTACGCGTGGATGCACGCGGAGCCGACAGGGGAACCGGCGGTGGTCGACCGTGACGCGCTGCTGCTCGCCTATGCTGCCGTCACCGAGGAACCAGAGGAAAAGCCTGTAACCATAGTTACACACACCAACGGCAGCACGCCGCACATACCTGGGCAAGGCTACGCAGCCAAAGCGTTCGCCGAAGAGCTGCAGCGTGTGCGGACATCGGCGCCGGATACACACAATGACACGCTGAATCGCTCCGCCTATTCGCTGGGGCAGCTCGTGGGCGCGGGGCTGCTCAATGAGGGCGAGGTAGAGCAGGCGCTGCTCGGTGCGGCGCTCGACGTTGGGCAGGGCGAGGGCGAGGCGATCGCCACCATCCGCTCGGGACTGCGTGGCGGCATCGCCAAGCCACGCACAGTGACGCTCAACGGCAACGGGTACAACGGCAACGGCGCAGAGCCGTACCAGTACGGTTACGCTGTGGATCTGCCTGATGCGACGGATTTGGACGAAGTAGCCGAGGAAGTCACCCCCAGGCACGAAACATGGCCCTATGCCATCCGCAAGGGGCGCATGGTCTATCTGTACGAAACAAAAGAGGATATCGAAGCCAAGCCTATCGCCGATTTCACGGTCAGCATAGCCGAGGAGATTAACGACGAATACGGCAGCTCGCACCTTGTCCTCGAGGGACGGGGCTTGCGGCGTGGGGCGTTCCGCTGCGAGATATCGGGGCAGGACTTCGGCTCCGACGTGCGCCTGCTCAGCGCGTTGACGGCGGCGACGGGCGGGATCGACGTGGTATACAACGGCATGTCAGCCCATCTACGCCCGGCCATCGGCAAGCTGACCACGACAGAGCAGCGCCCGCAGCGCATCCGTTACTACCGCACCGGCTGGCAGGATGACTCGCACCTGTCATTTCTCATGCCGGGCATGGATGACACGACGCTCATCAGCGTGCCCCGCCAGATTGCGTATGAAGCGCCGAAGCCGGCCGCTAACCTGGAGTCGGGGCTGCTCGCTTTGACACACCTGATTGACGCCATGAATCCACTGCTGACCACGCCGATTATTGCGGCGCTGTTCATGCCGCCCATGCTGCGACCGGCCGGGCTGGGCAATGAGCGCGTCGCCATCTTCATCGCCGGACGCACGGGCAGCCTCAAAACGTCGTGGGCACAGACGGCCATGTGCCTGTATGGGCCGGGCTTCATCAGCAATGACAACCTGCTCAAGCTGGGCGAGGGCGCCACCAGAAACGCCATCATGGCGTTTGCTGCCCATGCGCATGACCTGCCGCTGCTCATTGATAACTACAAACCCAACACGGGCAACGGTAAGAACGATTTCGTCAACCTGATTCATAACATCCTCGAGGGCGGCGACCGCAAGCGCAGCGGGCGTGATGGCGAACTGAAGGACACCAAGCTGGTGCGCTGCATCCCCATTGTCACCGGCGAGGACCTGCCGCGCGAGGACGCCGCCAGCATCGCCCGCATCCTGCTCGTGACGTTTGAATGGCAGCGCGGCGAGCCCAACGATGCACTGACCGCCGCGCAGGAACTGAGCGAACACCTGTGCGCCGTGGGCTGGACGTGGATACAGTGGCTGCAGACGGAGGCGGGCCGCGCGGCGTGCAAGGCAGCAGGCAGGGCATTCCCCAGGCTGCGCGCCGAATGGGCAGCCAGCCTCAGTCGCATCGAGAAGGATTCCGCCAACATCGCCCGCGTGGCGTCGAATCTGGCGGTCAATCAATTGGCGTGGGAGTTGGTCTGTCAGCACCCCGAGATAGGCCCCGCGCTGCGTTCGTACAGCCAGGCGCACACCGCCGGCCTGCGTGCCATTGCCCGCACGATGGCCAAGAGCACGATCGAGGCAATGGAGGCGCACCAGTACCGGGCGGCGCTGCGTGAGCTTATCGGCAGCGGGCAGTACAAGCTGTTGGAACGCAGCCTGGGCAAGCCCGACAACTACGAGCATGATCGGGTGCTCGGCTGGCGGGATAATGATGGCGTCTACCTGCTGCCGGCCATTGCGCTCAACGCCATCAAGCGGCTGCTGGGGCCGAACTCGCTGCTAATCTCGCCACAAACCTTGTACGGGCAGATGGAGCAGATGAGGTGGTTTGCGGTCAAGGGTGCCGGCCAAACGACCAGGTTAGTGTCGATCGGCGGCGAGAAGCTGCGTGTGCTGCACTTGCTGCCCACCATACTCGACGCCGACGACGAAGGCGCAGCAGCACTAGAGGAGACGGGGCTGTGAGTAACTACCTTTTGCCTGCGGTAACTGAAAATCAGTTACCGGTAACTAACTTTCAGTTACCGCAGTTTGGCCCCAAAGCGGCCCATCGTGCCACTTGCACACTGGACGTACACGAGTGCATAGGCGAAGTAGGTCATTTTTATACTAGAGTAACTGAAGTAACTAACTTTCTTTGGAATAGAGAACTACGTCATGAGACCTCCAAAATAATAGATATATTAATCGTTTTTTACTACTTTTCTAAAACTCTCTCTATCCTCGGCAAAGGTAGTTACTTTAGTTACTCTGCTGGTTTGGAGGCATTTTGACCCCCTCCCCCGCCGCCCCCGACACCCTCCTCCTTGGCATCTGGAGCGCCGCCGGCCACGCGTCCGCCACTGCCGCCCTCCGCAACTGGCAGGGCGAGACGCTGCCCGACGTGCTGGAACTCACCGGCCAACCCTGGACAGTCCTTGTACAGGCTTTGACGGAGGCGGCGCGCATCGACGTGGGCAACGTGGTCATCCTGACCAACGACGGCGACCTGGTGCGGGCGCTGTCGCCGCCGTTCCGTCCACCCACACCCACGGAGCAGCGGCGCATCTTCTTCAGCCGCACCGAGTGGGTAGACGTGGGATTTGGCGGCGATCCCCAGCACTGGCAGGCGCTGCAAATGCTGGGGGGGCGCTGGGGCGGCCGGTTCAGGGCGATGCAAGTGGACGATTTACCGAAAGCGAGGGAATTATGGGAGCAGTCGCAACACTAGAACGAACCGATAGCAAAGTAGACACCCGGCGCATCGACGCCGCACGCGCCGCCGCCGTCGTGGCGCTAGGCAATGCCTACCTGCCGCACGAAGTCGAGCAGCCGGGCGGGGCGCCACCGCTGCTGCTGTGCTGGGCCGGGCGCATCGCCAGGGCCTATGACAAGTTGGCGACGGCGCGTGAAGACGCCCGGCGGCGCGGCAGTAAAGATGACCCGGCCGTCAAGGCCATCGAGGCCGCCATCCGCAAACTGGAAGCCAGCTACACTGCCGCCGCATCCGCCGCTGAGGACGCCGCGTCCACCTGGGCAGCCCTGGCGACGGCCGCCGGGCAAAGCATCGATCCCGCGTCCATCTACCCGCCCGCCTGCACATGTGACGGCTGCAAGACGGCGGCGCTGTGGCACGACCACAACGAAGCGCGCGGCAAGTACAGCGATGCGCTCTATGCCCTCCTCGCCCCCGAACCCAGCGCCCGCCCGCCGCTGTTCCAGATGCTGGAAGACTTTACCAAGAGTGAGCAGGACCGCGACCGCTTTTGGGCGGCAATGAAGGGGCTCTATGCCAGCGCCAAGGGCTACGACGCAGCGTGCAAGGCGGCGGGGGTGCAAGCGAACTGGCGCATGGCGATGGCGCCGTGGGTGGAGGAGTAGGGCGATGGGCGATAAAGTCAACGACGGCGACACCTATGGCGATTACATGGTAATGGCAGAGATGGCAGCGCATCAGGCGGAAGCGTTTCGTGAACCGGTGGCGCTGCGATGGCACAGTGCCGCCAGCCGCCGCCGCTACATCCGCGAACGGCAGGACGCGGCAGCCGGGTGGGCAATGGCAGCGGAAACACTGCGGCGCGAGGAGGTGAATTGATGGGCATCAGTGAGCGAGAGTACGCCGAAATGCTGCGCCGCAACGGCGGCCCGGATGGCATCAGCGTCAAGAACGATAGTGGGCACGGACCAACGCCGGAATACTACCACGAGTACCTTGAAGCCAACGCCGGCAGCCTGGGCATCGACGTCGCGCCACCGCTGGCCGCACAGTCGATCGTGTTGGCGTTGCCGCCGAGTGCGAACAGATATTGGCGCTATGGTCCTAACGGCGTACACGTCAGCGAGGAAGCAGAGAATTACAAGGCCGGTGTCCGCTGGAAGGCGCTGCACCAGCACATGACGCCGATGGCGGGCAATGTTGCCGTATACGTCAACGTCTATCGGGCGCAGAAGCGCGGCGACCTGGACAATTACGCCAAGGTGCTCTGTGACTCACTGAATGGCGCCGCCTATCACGATGACAGCCAGGTCGCCGAGCTGCACATGTGGCTGCACGATGACAAGGATAATCCACGGGTAGAGGTAGAGATTCGCAGCACGAAAGGAGCACGCTAATCATGCTAGGACTAGGCAACGCCCGCCTCAACCAACTCGAGGCCGAGAACCGCCGCCTGCGTGCCGAACTGCTGGCGCAGACGCAGCGCAACGAGGGGCTGCGTACCATCATCGCCAACCTGCAGCGGGAGAACGAAACCGCCGCTTACCAGCTCACCCAGCAGGCGCAGGCCGGGCGGGGATTCATCCTCAACGAGCCGGCGATCGAGCGGATGTGCTGGAACTGAGGGGGAGGTTCTGATGACAAAATTCTACATTTCTCTAGCGTGTAACGACCCGCGCAATGGCAATCCAACGGGGTACGTGGATGCCATCCAGGTGCGGCCGGCTGGTGACATCGAATCGCTCATGCAACTCGTTGGTGGGCGCCTCAGCCTACGCATGTTACATAGCGCAAATTCAAAGAAACCGCGAGAAATCAAGATCGGGCACATACTCCTGCGGATTCACAGCTACTCCACCTGGGTCGGCAACTGGTGCTGGGATGAGGCGAGTGCCGACGCCGATCATGTAGCTCGCCTACTGGCCTACCTACAGCGTCGTGGCTGGACTTGCGAGCAGGGTGAATCGACATTGTACGAAAAATGGGAACGCAAGGTGATTATCACCGCTGCAGATCTGGACGAGCGGGCAGAAGGGGTGCACCTATGACCCTCACCGCCCGCCGTACCCTACTCTACGTCGTGATTGTTGCGCTTGCCGGCGCTGTCCTCTGTGTGGCGTTTGCCGCCATTGCCAGCGCCGAGGATTGCACAGGCCCTCAGTGTTGTGCGTGTGAACCCGCTGGGGCCGCCGAGCCGGCGCCGTTACCGCATTTGTATCTGCCGGCAGTAATGCAACGCCTGCCGAGCATGAGTGCAGAGTTCACCCCGGCTCAGCCGGTGGCGACACCGGAGCCGGATGTGGAGCTATCGCTCGGGGATGCAGAAGAGAACAATTAGGACGAAATGGAGCGAATCGCGAATGAGTATTTGGAACGACGAACGCCTGTACATGTACTGCACTGCCTACGGTGCGCCGCTGGTCAGTCCCTTCGACAGCAAGTGTATCAACCCGGCATCGATTGACCTGCGCTTAGGTACGTCGTACCGGCTGCCGCATCCCGGCTGGTCACTGCGCAATGTCACAGTAAACACGCAGTGGGGTGAGGAATGCACCATGCCTGACAAGGGCATCGAATTGCAGCCCGGTCAATTCATCCTGTGTTGCAGCCTGGAACGGGTGCAGATTCCCATCGATGCGATTGCCTTCCTCTACAGCAAGTCGAGCACCGGACGCAAGGGCCTGGAGCATCTACATGCGGGGCTGGGAGATCCCGGCTTTATCGGTCAGTGGACCTGGGAGTTTTACAACGTCGCGCCGTGGCCGATTCTACTCACACCAGGTGAACGGCTGATGCAGATGGTAGTAGAGGATTTGACCGGCCCCGCCGCGCGCGACTACTCGCAGACGGGACGGTATCAGGGACAGGTAGGCGCAACGCCTGCACGGGAGGCACGGTAGTATGCCCGGTATCACTCCTGACGCACCGTGCCCCCACTGCGGCACCGTGCAAAACGCCGGCACCCTAGCGCAGCATGTGCGGCTGTGCCTGGCTGACCCCGACGTGCGCCGCCGCGTGCTGCTTACCCTCCGTGACCCTGACGACCCCACCCGCGCCGTCAGCGCTGCTCGCTACAACGCACGGCGCAGTATGTTCGACGCCCCCGGTGACGCCACGCTGTCACAGCGACACGGCGGCACATGGGCGGCGGTCTGTGCAGCGTATGACCTGCTGACGCCGCTGCCGTACAACGCCAAGCGCCCCAAGACAGAGAAACCGCCCCGCCAGGCGAAGCCCAAACGCTCCGCCTGTCCGCACTGCGGCATGGAATCCACGCCGTCCGCCATCGCCCGCCATGCCGTAACGTGCCTTGCTGACCCTGCCAACCGTGCCCGCTACCGGGCACTGCTGACGGACGACGGTGAGACAGGCATTACCAACAGCGAATACGACGCTCGCGCAGATGAACGCGGCGCGCCGGCTGTAACGACGCTGCGGCGCATAACGGGCATGAGCGCATGGGATGACGTGCTCGCATGTTTTGACCTGCTGCCGGCCGCCGCAGCGTTGCGCACGTGCCCCAACTGCGGACAGACGTTCAAAAAGCTCGGCTACGCACACCATTACGCCAAGTGCAGCGGCAACGAAGAGGCGCAGGCTGTGACGCAGGAGGTGGCGGAAGAGACGGCGCTCGTACGCTACGAGCGCCGAGTGCTGGCGTATGACGAGCTCGCCGCGCAGTGCCTGCCGGTGGCGCGGGTGGTCGACCTTGGCAATGGCTATGTACGGTGCATGATTCGCTAGCTTTGGGGGAGTGAAACGAAGAACCGGCGAACTAGGATCTAGTCGCCGGTTTTTTATTGCCTCTTGACGTTGCGCTTTACCTGTGAGATAATTTTTTTTGATGGTAAGAAAAATTATATAGAGACAGCAGGAGGCACCGTGCCAGAAGCGAAAGAACCCAAAGCCAGACCGTATACCGTGTATTTGACCGACGCGCAGAAGGAGCGCGCTGAGCATATCCAAAAGCGGCGCGGGACGGACAATTTTACACGCACGATGGGTTGGTTGGTGGATGACGAGTGGCGGCGCATTGTCGAGCACAACACCAAAGACGACCGGTTGACCCGCATCGAAGCGGCGCTGGAGACGATGCAAAAGCAACTAGACGACATGCGGCGTGTGCTGGAACTACTCCAGACCGAACGCTGGACGCAGATTGCAGCGCCGGACGGCAAGATCAACGTCACCATCAGCCTTGACCCGGCGGACATGGAACGGCTGCTGCAGGCGGTCAAAGCGAGTAAGTGACTGGCGGCGTGTCCCCGGCTGTAACGGGCCAGAGACACGCCTGAGCAATCACGGCAGAGATCGTGCCGCAACAGCCTGTGTTGATCATAGCACAGGCAACGGCGCACGCCCTGTCAAGCAGACGGGGCGTTTTGTTATAGCAACGAAGGAGCGCAACGAATGGCACAGCCTGTAACCTCAGTGACACTCGTCACTCGCGACGCGACGCTAGACGACCTGTCAACGCAGGACTATCGCGATATCTACGACGAGCTGCGCGAGAAGGATGACTGTAACGGCAGTTACGCCGTCAGCCTCGACAAGTTCGTAACCCTGGTTTCAAGCCAGTACAGCAAGGCGCAGTGGAGCAAATATCACAACGGCGAAACTGGTTTGACCCGTGCTATGCGCAACGAACTGCGGCGCTGCGTCGGATTGAAGCAACTCCCGCCCACCGTCGCAGAAGCCACCGCAACGGCAAGCCCTGACGCGGCGGTATGGCAGGTAGGCGACGGCCCCGCGGAGCACGTAATCATGGTTACGACAGCCGAACCCATGACGCTACACGTCAACGGCGCGGTGAGTGTCGCAGACTACGCAGCGGGAATGCCCCGTAACGCCGGTTACAACGGGCAAGGCGCAACGAAACGACACGAAGCGTATCGTACACGCCCAACGGCCACAAAAGCACAGGACGCCCGCCGTAGCGCCTTGGGCGTCAAATGGGCGGAAGTCATAGAGCGCGGGCTAAAGGCACTGGAGCAGGAGCGAGCGGAATGACCGCAGCCCCCATGTCAGAAATCAAACTGCGCTGCAACGGCAAGCACCGCACCTACGCCACCCGCCAAGTGGCGGAAGCCGCCGGCGCTTACTCGTGGGCGGTGCGCGTCGTCATGAGCGAGGATGGCCGCTTCCATGCGTTCGCCAGCGAAGACGACTATAAGGCGTTTAAGCAGTTGAGCCCGACCAACTACAGGTAACAATGCCTAGCTCGCTCTCGCAGGATGAAATCAAAAGCATCCTCCAGCACGAAGAACGCCAGGCCGCGCGCCCGCAGCCGGTCACGCTGGGCAGCGTCGGCGCGCAGGTGGCGCAGTCGCTGGTCGCCGGCCTGGGTGCGGCGCTGCTGCTGGGCGGCGGCGCGATGATGCTCGGGGCACCCTCCGGCATTGCGCTGCAGGTGGGCCTGACGTCGGCTGTGCTGGCCACCGGCACCGGGCTTGCACTGCGCGTCGTCCCCGATAACAAACTGGGGACGATCAACCGGATGCGCCGGGTGCAGCGCACGGTGCTGGAGGCGGAGTTCAGAAAGCAGCAGGCGTACAAGGCGATCGAGCAACTGGAGGCGCAGTTCGCCGCCGAAACGCAGCAATGGCAGCACGCCCTCGCTGAACTGCGCAACGAGAACAAGGTCTTGCGGGCGGAAAACAACCGCTATAAAGAGGCGCAGCGGTCGCCCAACTTCACCACCAAAAGCAACGTTCAGAGCGAGGTTGTCGGCGATGCGACCAAGATTTTGGAACACTGGTTCACCACCCTGGGCGAGCCCGATGCCAGCGGCTACCGGCGTGGTGAGTGGTGGAGCCGCCCCAAGGCAATGGCGGCCGGCTGGACCAAGACACGCCACGAGGCCGCTACGACGCTGCTGGACGATGCCGGTGTCACCGGCACCAACGGGCGCCTGACATTCGTAATGCCCGAACTGCGCACGCTGGATGCCGCCCTGTTTGCTCTCAATAAATATTGTAATGAGGCAATATCAGAGCCAAGCATACCGCGGCGGCAAGATAGTTATGTAGAGAGTAATTCTGACTGATTTCTCTTGTCCCTTGGAGGGCAAGAGGGCAAGTCCAGAGGTAGCAGACAAGTGCAGGGCCCATCAGGGCAGGGCAATAGAGGCAAAAGGAGGTAAGCAACATCGACGCAACATATATTGCAATACTGCTCCAGATAGCGGGATGGGCGCTATTCTTCCGTGGCGTATGGCAGTTGCGGCGGCAGACATGGCGGCGCGGTCCGCTGCTGTTGTTCTGGACCGGCAGCGCCCTGCTGGGCTGCTCCACTTTCTGTTTTGCCGTCGCGCCGCTGCTTAACTGGGGACAAATCGGCTGGCTGATGCTGACCGGCGGTCTGTGCGCCGTGTTGGGCTCTGCCATCCTCGGTGCATTCAACGGCACGCCGCGCATCGGCCCGCTGAAGGCCGCGGAAACACAGCGCGCCGACATGGGCGGCATCAAGATCCGCACCACGCCGCGCACGGGGCCCGTGCAGCCCATCCCCACCGGACGCAACACCTGGACGAGCGCCACCGTGCGCAATATCGAAGCAATGGAGGTCAACATATGATTCACACCGAAACCGTGCACCCCTCGCAGCTGCGGCGGGCAATGGCCAGCTACGCCAACCAGGGCTACCCGCCCGCGTACGGCCCGCACCCAGCGTACCCCGGCATGATGGTCATCGTGATCACCGTGCCCGACGATGTGCCCGTCCCCGACTGGCGGGACGCCCCACAACGCCGCCGGCGCAGCTGGTTCCGCCTTAACTGGTCCCGCATCGCCCGTGGGCTGGCGTTGGCAGTCATCGCCATCGCACTGGCCTACATCGCCTATGGCCTCGCCGTCGATACGACCTCGCAGCAGCCGGTCACCCAGGCGGCGCCGGAGCCGTCGCTGTGGGAGCGCATCACTGGCACCCCCACCAACGGCGAACCGGTAGTGGAGCCCGCCATCGAGCTGCCATGGGATGCCGCCGGCCGGCAGGTGGGGGAGACGCTGGCCGGCATCGGGCGCCTCCTGTTGGCAGCGTTCGCGGCGGCAGTTGTGGCCGGCTGCGCGTTCGTAGCGGACAAGGTGCGGAGGGATTTCCGCAAATGAAACAGATTATAGAGTGGGTGATGGCGCTGATATTTACGGTGACAATGCTCTATATGTTTGAGGCCACGATTACGGATCCTGCCTATCAGAACGGCTTGACTACCCGCTACCAGGCGCATCAGCAGACCAGGCGTGTCGAGGCGCAAGAATGGGGCGACACGCTGCGCACGTGGGGCATGTGGGGCGGCGGCGGGCTGGCGGCGGTAGGCGGCCTGGTGGTGGTCGCCTGGGCAGTAGTGCAGTGGCAGGAACAGCGCACGCGTCGCCACGAAGCGACGGAGGACCACACGACGCAGCGGCTGCGCATCACGACGCAGAAGGAGATAGCGGTGGCGTATATCGCACTGTACAGGGACAGGGAACCGGATGCGAGGTTCATGCGGCTTGCCGATGGCACGGCAGGCGTGTATCTGCCGAACGAGAATGAGCTGGTGACAATCGACGCCTGCCGTGCCGAACTGGCGACGGCGCAGACAACCGCATTGACCCGCCGCACCCCGCCTACGATCAACGTGCCGGGGGCACCGCAGGAACGCCGGTTCCTGGTGTTGGGCGATTTGGAAGAGTGGTAATACTTCGAGCGACAATGACAGTTATATTCGGAGATATAGCAGATGAAACCATCTGAGTTTTTCGAACGAGTCATAGGTGAGATGAAGGACGGCGGGGATGTGGTTACGCTTTCTCCTGGTCCACTTCGGCTAGAAGTCAGTGAACACGACCGCGCCGCTATGGAGATCATATTGTCGCTAATTCGCGACTATCCAGAATTGAAGGTGGGCGACACGTTGAAAATTCTGGATGCGGCTAAATGGTGGGCTACGTTTTGGGCAGCAATGCCGGATGAAAACGAGCTTCCATAGTTCCGAATATAAACGGCATTAGGAGAAATTATGCTTGCAAAGTGGAGTAAAGCACCGTCCTGGGCGAAGTGGTTAGCCGTGGATAGCGATGCGGTCGCCCATTTTTTTGAGACTAAGCCGACGCGATTCGGGGACTGTTGGCAGTGCGGCGGACGCAGCAAAACAGCGGGGCGCTGTCGATTCGCTGGCGACTGGCGCAACGCAATCGAGCAACGTCCCCGAAAATAAACGGCATTGTCACTAGAACTGTGGTGGCTCCGACAATAACCGCCACAGGCCCAAGGATAAGGAGAAAGGCAGTGAGCGACGAACAATTGATTGAGCAACTATCGAAACTAGGGAGTGGCATCACGCCGGAACAGTCTGCGCAATGGGGGCGTGCTGACGGATATGCGCGCATTACGAAGCGGGCGCAGGAGCTAGAGGCCCAGCTCGCCGCCGCCACTCAGCGCGCACAAGTGGCGAATCAATATGCCCTGGGGATGGAGGAAGCCGCCAACGCCGTCCGGGCGCAGAACGCTGCGCTGCTCCGCGAAGTCGCCGGCCTGCGCTACTACATCGCACAGCTAGAGCGCAACGTCACCCGAGAGGAGCGGGCGTATGCCGCGGAGATGGCGTCGTTGATGTTTGCGCAGCATGACAGCGACAGCGCACAGCCCCGAGAATAATCAGTATTGTCAGTCGAACCGTCGCCCCTCCCTCTTTCCCTTGACAATCCGCCACCGCTCTGTCCCACCGAACCACCCACAGCCCCGCCACTACCCCCCGGCGGGGCGTTGCTTTTCCACCCGCACTGCGCCCCTGACCACCAGTGCCAGCCACAGCAGCCACAGCAGCCCGCCCGTTGTGTCGAGGACGCGAATCGGCCCTGCCATCGCCGCGCGCCCGTTGTGCCCGCCCGGTGCCGCCGTTGCCGCAATCAGGAAGAACGACAGTCCCAGGCATAGTGTACCGACCGCCAACACCAACATGCGCCGCGGGCATATCCGCCGCTGCACTGACAGAGTGATAATCAGCGTCGTGCCCAGGGACGCTACGGTGCAGACATAGTAGGGCAGCGCGAGCAACAGTGTTTCCATAGCCACACTCCATCAACCAAAGCGGCCATTGAAAAGCAGCACGGCCGCCAGCAGGCCCGCCAGCATCAGCACGATAATCACCGATGCTACATATACCGACCGCTCGCTGACCACCACCGGCTTAGGCCGCTCCAACTGACCGAGCCGCCGCTCCACATCGCTGCGCCACTCGCGCTGCTCCTCCCGCCACTGTCGCTGCTCAAGCACCATCGTATCGAATGATGCCTGCAGCGCCGCCACCCGCGGCAGCAGCCCCGGCGCCCCGGTTCTACCGTCGCCCTGCACAGCCTGCATCAGGAGGCGTAGATCCTCCCGAATCCCCACGCTCTCATCCATCGCCATCCGCCCGCCTCTAATACCACCCACAGCGGCCGCAGCGGCCGGCGGGATAAAACGATATGCCAGGCTCCCCGCCCCCGATGCCCACTGCACGGAGGACCGCAATTCCTCCGTGACAGCATAGGCCCTGGCCAGGTGTACGCCCACCTGCCATGCCAGCGCATCATCTACGCCTGCGGGGTTGATAGTGCACGCCACGCCGACGTTATCCGCTGCCCGTTGGATGGCGTCTACGTGCTCGATACTGTAGCAACTGTTCAGCACGCAATCACACGCGTTGACATTGCGCAGCCATGTGCCCAGTTGCGCCGGCGGCCACACGCCGTCGCTGAGTACAAATCCTTCCCCCGTGCTGTGCAGTCCGAACCAGGCCAGATCCACGTCGCCCTCGCCCGCCGCCGCCAGCAGGCCCGCCCGTGACGCGTCCGCGCCAATGCACAGGCGCACCGTCCAGCCGGCAGCCGACAGGACGTTACTTACCGTCTGCACCTCGGCGGGCAGGGAATCAAGGTCGCCGGCGGCGACGATGACGCAGCGAGGCATCAGGGTGTCACTGTCCGATAATCGTGCACCGCCCAACGCGCAACGAACGACCGTGCAGGTGTCTGCCCCGAGCCGAACGCCGCCGAGAACTGCACATCGAACTCCCCTGCCGTGTCCACGTCGCCCGCCGCGTAGTCCCAGCGGAACTCGCCGGCAGGGCCATCGGTGACGGTGAGTGTGCCCGCAATAGCGCGCGTGACGCTGGTGGCGCGGTTGGTGATCGTGCCGGTTATGGTGGCGTCGGTCAGTGGTTCGGGCACGCCATTCGCACGCGCCCAAACCACGATTTGGGAGGGTCTAAGCCCGCCCTTGACTGCCGCTGCTAGTGCCATAGATACACCCGCCCTTATGCGTTCGCTGCCGAGAGGGTGAAGGTATTGATCGTCACGCTCTGCGCTGCAGCAATGACCGCATTGTCTAGCGTCAAATCGCCGCCGCCGCCCGTTGCCGTGACGGTGCCCTGCGCGCCGCAAGTTGTGCCATCCGACGCAAACAGCCGGAAGAAATCAGCCGTGCCGCTTGCGTCGGCGCTGGCGTCCTGCCAGGTGCCCAGCTTGGTCTTACTGCCGGTGCTAGCCGCGTTCATCCAGTCGGATGGCAGGGTGATCGTCGCCAACACGGTACCGGTGATTGCCGCTGCACAGTCAGCCGGTGCGCCTGCGGTCAGGTCGTAGATCTTGAGGACCGCCGCCGTGCCGATGGTTGACTCCACGGCATCGAGTTGGGCATTGCGAACTGCTACAGAGTATTGGAGTGCCATTGTCTAAGTCTCCTATGCTGTCTCTCTAGGCCCCTGCACAGTGCCGAGGCCGCTTGTTCCCACTGTACTGCCAACTGCATCCGGCCCTTGCACATCGCCAAGGCCGCCGCTGCCCGTTGCCCTGCCTGTGTCGCCCGGCCCGGCAACCCGGCCAAACGTCGCCACCCACATGATCACACCCACCGCCGTCAGCGTGTTGCCAATCTGCAGCACATCGAGCGCGCCGTGTATATCCATCGCCGCCTCAATGTAGCCCGCCGCCGCCAACGTCTGCCCAGCCTGCGTGATCGCTGCGTCACCGACGATGGCGACTGTGCCGGCGCTGGCCAGCGCATCACCCGCCTGCGTTGCAGCCAGTGCGCCCGCCACTGCAACCACGCCCGCGGTTACGATGCCCTGTGCTGCCTGCGTAAGCACCGCTGCGCCCGTCACGAGTGCGGCGGCGGTACTGGACAGCGTGTTGCTATCCTGCGTGATTGCCAGGCTGCCTGTCGCACTTGCGCCGCTTGTGGCGGTCAGCGTGTTGGCGGCCTGGGTGAGGGTCGCCGCACCGACAATGGCAACCGCCCCGGACGCCGTAACTGTCTGCCCAGCCTGCGTGATGGCCGCCGCGCCGACGATGGTCACCGTACCCGCGGCTGCGACGGTGTTGCCCGCCTGTGTCACACTGAGTGCACCGGCGACCGCGACCACGCCCGCCGCCGCTACCGTCTGCGCCGCCTGGGTGAGTGCGGCATCCCCGACGATGGGCACGCTGCCAACCGTACCGGATGCGTCTAGCGCCTGCGCCGCCTGGGTGATGGCAGCCGCACCGACGATGGCTGCAACGCCCACACTTGCCAGCGTATTGCCCGCCTGGGTCACACTGAGCGCACCCGCTACCGCAACCACGCCCGCAGCGCTGATGGTGTTGCCGGCCAGCGTCTTGGACAGGTCGCCGGCCACGGCAGCGACACCAGCAGCAGCCAGTGTGTTGGCCGCGTGGGTTGCGCTGAGTGTACCGGCGACCGCAACCACACCCGCGGCGGTCAGCGTTTGCGCCGCCTGCGTAATCGCCGCATCGCCCGTGATAGCCGTGACGTTGACCGTGCCGGCCGCTGACAGCGTGTTACCTGCCTGCGTCTTGGCGAGCACACCGACGACAGCTACAACGCCGGCACTACTGACAGTCTGCGCCGCTTGGGTAGCGTTGACCGTGCCTACAACCGCCGCTGTACCTGTAGCGGAAACCGTCTGTGCCGTCTGCGTCTTAGTCAGCGCCCCAACAACGGTCACGGCGCCTGTACTGGCTAGCGTGTTGCCCGCCTGGGTCTTGGCGAGCGCACCGATGATTGTCACGGCGCCGGCACTGACGATTGTCTGTGCAGCCTGTGTCTTGGTGAGGGCGCCTACAACCGTCACCGTACCCGCGGCGCTGATGGTGTTGCCGGCCTGGGTTGCAGTGAGCGTACCCGTTGCGCCGGATGACGCTACTGTGCCCGCCGCACTGATTGTCTGCGCCGCCTGCGTAATGGACGCGTCGCCGGTGCGGATGGGCGCAATGGCGAACGTGTGCGTCGTCCAGTATGACGATGCCTGCGTTGTCGAGACACCCGTATCCGTGCCGGCGCTAGTCAGCGTCTTGTACTGAATCGACAGAGTGCCGGCCGAAGCCGCGGCGTTCGTAACTAGCAGCGTGTGCCCGCCGAACGTGCCAACTGGCGTGCGGTCGGTTGAGTCGGCAATAATGCTGAAACGCAGGCAGTCGGCCACAGTCGTAACCAGGTCACCAACTGCCGGCGCACTGGTTGACCCGTTGGCGCTGACCACGGTGACGTTAAAGCCACCGTCGCCGCTGACAATCCACGCCACCATCACGGCGCGTTCGGACACGTCGGACGTTACGGTGTAAGTAGTGCCGCTTGCCGTCTTCTTCCATATGCTGACGGAGCCGCTATCCGCAACGCCGCTGGCAGGTATGGTGTAGTTGTTGACAACTGCGGTCCAGTTCGAGCCATCGATACTAGGCGTGCCCGCATCGGCGTCGTCCGCATAGGCCACATACAGCACATCGCCCGCGCTGAACGTGGGCACGCTGATGGCCAGCGTTGTGCCATTCGTGGTCCGCTGTGCTGTAGTATACGCGCCGAGCGTTGGTGCGGTCACTGGTTAGCCCTTACTGCACACTCGTGCAGTGTGCTCCTACTGATGTGAGAACTCTGTCCAGGCTAAGCCCTTGCCGGGGCTGCCACTTGGTACGGACAGTTTGAGGTCAGGATAGAGCAGATTCAGTACCGGCGCCTGCCAGGCGTCATCGCCGCCGATTTGCCACTTGGCGACCTGGGTGAGCCAAATGACGCTGCGTTTGTGCGCCCAATCTGAGGCGGGCCGCAGGTCCACGTCGGCATTAAGCGCCACGAGCATTGCAGCCGTGGCACCCTGTTCGGCTTCCCAGGGGTAAGGGGTGGGCATCGAAGCCGGCAGCGGCCAGGCGAAACCACCGCCGCGCCGCATCTCCTCCGGGAGGGCACCGTCGACATTGTGCCCTTGGATGGTTGCGCCCTTGGGGTTGATGCCAACGGGGTGCGCGGGGTCGCTCTGCCAGTCGAGTTCACCGTAGACAAACCCGGCATAGGAGGAGCGGTCGCCCAGATAGCCCTTGAACACCTTGATGGCGTTGTCGAACACGGTCTTGTCGCCGATATAGCGAGCAATCATCAGCACCGCAGCAGTAGCGTGCGTGCCCCAGTTGTTGGGCCGCTTCTGGTGTGATTCGAGCAAGGAAGCCGGGCCACTGGCGGTCTTGCAAGTGAGGAAATAGCGGAACTTGGCCTTGACCGCTTCATTGAGGTCGGCGTCTACCTTGGCGAGTTGGATGCCTTCCGCAGCGGCGACGTAGCCCTGCACCTCGCGCGCCAAGGCGAGCGCGCGGTCGATCGGCAGCGAGGGCGAGACCAACGACTTGAGCGCGTTGACGGTCTTGGTGAGAAACGCCGTGTCGCCGGTAGCGGCGAAGACGTAGGAACAGGCGTGCGCCCAGGCGCTGTTCATCGAGTTCTGGTTTGAGACAGTCACCGGGCCGGGAGCGTCACCCTTGGCCATGTTGTACATGTTGTCCCAGCCACGCCCGCTGCGTGGTTTGCTAGGGAACGTGGCGACGTCCACCCAGATGTGGCTGGTCGGCGTAGGTTCAGGGTCAGGCGGTGGCGGCGGAGGCGGGTCTACCGGCGGGTCAACCGGTGGGGGATCGACCGGCGGCACCGTCGCGACGAACTTGAATACGCCGCCAACTGGAGTTACGACAAGCCGCCCATCTGCATCAATGTCATACGTAGCTTGCTGCGTCATCTGCATTGTCTCCTGTATTCCCTAACTAGACGATTCCGTTACTCGTGCGCCTGCTCCGAGCCGCAAAAGACATTCTGGTGCTCTGCGACAAATTCACCGCTCAGACCAGGGACCTCCGCCTGCTCGGCCGGCGGCATGAATGCCATGGTCTGCACATCGAAGCGCCAGCCGGGCGGCACATCCAGCGCAGCCCCTACCGCTTCGATGTAGGTGCGCAGCGTCTCCTGTGCCTGCTGCATCCGGTCTACCAGTTGCACCACGGTCGCCGCCGTGCGCTGATTGATGGTGATTGGTTGCTTCACGGTGCGGGCTCCTCGGTGGGCTCCTCGGTGGGCTCCTCAGGCGTCGGCTCAGTCGGTTCCGGTGTGGGTGTGGCCGGCTCTGGTGGGTTGCCGCGGCGGGACACGACGACAATCGGCGGCACCTTGCAGCCTGCCAGCGGTGTCGCCAGCCAAGTCTCGAAGGCGTCAAACGTCTCTTGAATCTCCCGCCACCTCGCCAGCGAGAACGTGCCGCCGACTTCGACGCCGGCCGCAATGGCCTCCCGCATCCCGTTGGCAATGTACAGCCGGCGCTGCCGGGCCATGCCGTCGATCAAGTTCTGCACCTGGCGCAACGACGTGCCCGCCTCCTGCTCCAACTCACCAATCAAGGTGGTCGGCGTCTCCTGTTCCTTCTCTTCCAGCAGCAGCAGGCCGTCTCGGACCCGCATCGCCAGCTCGCGTGCTCCCTGTGCCATATGCCTCCTAAGATGCGTAATACGGTATGTAGTAGTTTGTCCCAGCAATATTGATGCGAATCTTGCCCGAGTATGCGCCGACCGCTGCCGCTGAAGTGGTCAAGCTGCGCAGCTGCAGATTGGTTGCCTCCAGGATGATGTCGGTTGCCGACGCATGCACCACGCGGTTGGTGCTATAGGGACTGCCGTAGTAGTCCTTCAGGCGGAAGCCCTCACCGACACGTACAAACGCGCCGACGTTGGATGTATTGACCGCTGAGATTTCCACCAGTGCAGCGTCGTTGCCCTGCCGGATGGCCCGGAGCACCAGCGGGTAGAGGGTGCGGGATACTGAAGAATCGTCCAGATACGTCTCTGGCGTCGCCTCGTACAACTCACCCACGTTGTATGCCCTGACACGGTTGCCGCTGGTCCAGGTGCCGATGGTCGTGCGCCCGCCGCCGTCGCCAAGGTAGATGCCGTTGGAGTCGATGTCGATGGTCGCCACCGCCGATGCGTTGAACGCATGGAAGCCGGCGCTGTCCAGCTTGATTTTCCCGGCCCCGGCAGTCAGCTTGCCGTCCGTCGCAATCTCTACCTGGGGGGTGCCCGACCCGGCGCCGTAGAAGCCAAACTTGCCGTTGTCCTTGTCCCACCAGATAGCCGAGGAGCCGACCGCATTGCGCCCCAGCACCAGGTCGCCGGCGGACATGTCGAAGCCTGCCCAGTTGTAGGTCGCCGCCTCGCCGCCGTAGACACCCAGCACCGGATTGCCGGAGGTGTCACGCATCCACAGGCCCCGCTCGTCTGCCCAGACAAGGCCGGACGGAGTTGCCACCCAGGAGACGGTTGACGACTCGGCAAACACCGGGGCGTTACTCTCGTAAATGGCGCGCACCTGCGTAGCCGATGCCGCCGTCGAGAGAATGGCAAAGTCGTCAATCATCCCATTGAGCTGACTTGTGCCCCACTTGTGCCCGATGGACATGAGCGTCGCATCCGTCAGCGTAGGCCCTGTGATCGCCGCCGCACCAGTCTGCACACCATCTAGGTAGGCATAGGCGTAGCCAGATTCGAGCGACCACGTGATGGCGACGTGATGCCAGGTGCGCGCAGCCAACGTGCCGCCGCCGATCGACACACTGTTGTAACGGAAAATGGCGCCGCCGACGCTAGACAGGTAGTAGTCGAAGCTGCCGTCGTCATTCCTAAAATGAAACAACCTGTTGTTGTTAAAAAAGCCATCGACATAAACCCACGCCGATACCGTGCCCTCGCGCGGGTCTACATTGCCGATGGCGTAATACAACTCAGCCGCCGTGCGTGTTGACCCGGATGCGTGTGCTGTGCCGGTCCATGCATGCGCCGTGTCGCCCGTCCGGTTGACGCTGCCGTCGATGTAGGGGGAGCAGTAGACGTAGGGCTCAACTTGCACGGCATCGACGTACACTGTCATCGTTGCGGGGTTGGAAGTCTGTAACTTCACGCGCGCCGCAACGGTGCCGCCACCGGAGCCGGGCCATGTTGCAGAAACCCTTTGCCATTGCTTGCGTTTGCCTGCCGACGTGTCTACGTTGACCTGCATCACCTCGGCAAACGTGTCAGTCCGCTGCACACTGAGGGTTAATGTGCCGCTGGTGTACGATTCCACCCACACCCAGGCGCTGACAGTCTGCGCGCTGTTGAGGTTGATCCCGCCACTTAGGGTATGAGTCGGGTAGGCCCACTGCGCGGCGACCGTCAATTTGGCGCTGTAGTCGCCGTAATAGGCAACGTCAGCGGACTTGACGAATGAGCCGGCGCCGCTGAACGACCAACCGTCCGGTGTGACACCCACCGTGCCGAGCTCGAACGACGGATGCGTTACGGCGTTATTGCCGCCACGTGTGATCTGGACGGCCTTGCCGAACTTGCCGGGGCGGTGCACGATGCCGCCGACTGTAGTTGCCGGCTGCCCTTTGTGTCCCAGAATGACACCGTTGTAGTTTGACCTGTACGGTGCCGCCCCGTCGAAGTGCAGGATCATCGTGGCGTCTTTGAGCTGGATTGCGTGCGGCCCGATGAAATACTGTGCTCTGGCGGGCCCGGCCACATCCAAGGCGAACTGGCTGTCCGGCACGCAGGCAATGCCCACCCGATTACCCGCCGTCTTGAGCACGCCACCAGCCCCACCCAGCGAGCCGGCGACGTAGAGGTCGCCGCTGCCCACGATGTCCACCGACCCGCCGAAGCTGGCCCCGCCGGCGTTGTACACCGTCCAGTTGGCGTTGCCGATGTTCTGCCCAAATCTCACTGGCTTTGAGCCAGTCACCTGGAGGTAGGACGCGTCCTCATACATGGTGTTAGTGCCGAAGTCCAAATACCCCGACATGAACAGGTCCGACGTCACGGTCAGGTCGACCAAAGTGACGCCGCTGCCGCTGTCCGTCTTGACGACTTCGTTCGCAGCCGGGGAGGACTTCGGCGTGAGGTACCCCAACGTGCCGGCAGTCGGAATACCCACTATCTGATACTGCAGCGCACCGGTCGCTGAGTGATTCGCTGCATCCGTGATGCCGTGCAGCTTGGCGTGGTGGGCATTGATGTCAGCAGCGTGGGCACTGATATCCACGCCGTCGATGGTCACGCCGGTATCGACTGCCAAGCTGCCGGCGAGCGGGCGTGTGCCGTCCAGCAGCAGGAACTGCGGCGCCTGGTCACTGCGCAGCGTGCCCCGATGCAGCGAGCCGCCCAGGTCATGCGCTGCCAGACTGACCGCACCGCTGCCGCCACTCCCGCTCCCGCTCCCGCTGGCAGCCCCCGTAATCATCGCCTGGATGCGGGGCAGGAGGAGCGGCCAGAGGTCGTTGGCTAGTTGTGTCTGTCTCTGCATCAGCCTGCCTGCACTTTCAATAGGTCCGCCAAACTGCGCTCGCCTTCGAATTCGATGCGCCACTCGCCCGCCTCAGCGTCGTACTCTGCCGCCTCGACAAAGGCCGGCGACATGCCGCCTTCGCCTGCGAGGTCGCTGTCCATGTCGGCAAGCTCTACCCACAGACCCACCGGCAGCAGCCCCACCGGCCACGGTGAGCCCGCCGCATCGGTCAGCCGCACCTTGCCGCCGGCCGTGTACATGCGCAGCGTCTGGCCGGGCAGCGCGGTCGGCTGCGTCACGAGGCTCAGCACCCGGTCGGGCGAGATGTCCACCAGGACCCGATTGCTACCCGTTGCGCCGATCTTCACCAGCCGCTCCAGCTCATCCAACACGGCTGCCTGCTGGTCCATCGTCGAATAGCCGTAGACGCCGCTGGTGTAGCCGGTGGTGAGCGTGACGAACTGCGACTTGGCGGCGAGCATCGCCTCGGCGAGTGTGCCAGTGTCCTCCGTCGCCCACAGGCGGAAGCGCAGATACCAGCCAGGCGCATGCGTCGCCCACACGGTTCCGTTCCACATCTGGCAGGTGCCGTAGGCGGTGGTGGTCATGCCCACTGTGTAGTGGTTCGCCCCATCGTTGGCTCCCGACCGGCGCACGACAATCCAGTAGCTGCCGGCCGCCAGCGTGACCAAGGTGATGGGCACCCACACGGCGGTCAGATTCTCTGTCAGCAGCGAGCCCGACAATGTACCGGCGCTCAGCTGCGCCCCGGTGTTGATAGCCCCGGCATTGTCGGCGTAGATGCGCACCTCGAAATTGTCCGCCGGGCTGCCGACCTTGGCCGCCTCTACCATCACCCGGTCGAGCTTCATCTGCGTGCCGAGCGTGATGCGCTGGGCGACATGGAAGCCGTGCAGGGTGACATTGACCGCTGACGCCGTGCCGGGCGCCTCATAGGTGGCGGAATCGTACGTGTCGATGCGCTGCGCCTGGGTGAGCGTGATGCTCTGGCCGGCGGCTTCGCTTACGATGCTGCCGCTGACGGCTGTCGATGTGCGCACATGGTCGGCGCCGGCGTTGCCTACCCAGTGCCAGCGGCTGTTGGCCGTCGACCCCTGCACACGCAGCCAGTGCGATTCCTTGACGTCATTCATTCCGTCGGCGCTGTCGATAATGTCGTCCGATGGCTCGAAGCGAATGGAGGTAACTGGTCCGTAGGTCTCCACGTCCTCGCTTGTGCCGTCGCTCAGCGTAAATGTCTTGTTGTTTAGCGAACTGCCGGTGACGGTGAGTTTCATCCCCTGCTGCAGGGACCCGAGCCGCCCGGCCACATCGTGGATGCCGGCAGAACCAAAGCCCACCTGGTTGGAAGAGGTGATGCCCCAACCGATGGGCTGCACTTCCGTATCGTCCGGCATGTGCTCCAGCCGCCCGTCGATGCGCTGGTAGTAGCGCCAGGCGAGGGTTGTGTACCAGCCGCGGCACCTAAGCGCAGCTGACGAGTCGCCGCCGGACGCCACCGACTTGCCATAGCCTGGCCGCGCCCGCTCGGCGAGCAGGCGGTCACGGTAGGCGGTGGCCATAGCCGTCGTCGCCTGTCCTAGAGATTCAAAATGCTCACGGATGCCGTATTCGCCCTGGCTGGCCGTGTCGTCCGTCCAGGCGGTGGTCTGCGCCGATTCGATGGCGCCTTCCAGCGAGGAGTAGGTTACGGCGACCCGGTTGCGCAGCTTGTCGAGCGTGGCGGTGACTGACCAGCCGTCCAGCTGCAGGGCCACCTCGAAGACGAATCCCCACCAGACAATCGAGCCGGCAGGGTTGTAGATGGCGACCGGGTAGCGCAGCCAGTCACGCAGCGCCTTCAGCCCTGAGCGGGTGCCGGTGACCCGGATCTCGCTCTCGACCGGCCCGCCGTTGGCTGCCGCCTTCCAGCGCAGCGGCTGGAAAGCGAGGTCAGCCTGTGCGGTGATGATCGCGCCGGTGCGGTTCTCAAACTCTGCCCCAAAGGTGAGACTAGACATTATCATACACCGGCCTGTACCAGGCCCGAACGGTAATAGCGCGGCCGGCATTCCAGGCTGCGTTTTCGTCCGCCATGATGTAGATGCGCTGGTCGCGCTCGGGGAACACCGCCAGCGGCGCACCCGACGCCCGCACGGTGGGGTAGCGGCTGGAGCCGGACAGCCAGTAGGTGCCGCCCTCAATACCGTCGTCTTCGATGGCGTCGCCGTTGGGAATGCTGTAGGCGTTCTGGCGCAGCCGGCGGTAGCTGTCGGTAGGCATCAACATGACGAAATCTAGCGTGCCACCGCCGGATGACGCCGAACGCACGGTGATGGCCAGCGCCGCCGCCGCATTCGCCACGTTGTAGCCGCCGGGCGGCAGGGCGAACTCGCCCAGGTCGATGACGCCCCCGACGTTCTGGCGTTCCATCCCTATGCGCCCGAAATCGAAGACGCCGCCCACGTAGGGGCCGACCGACGCCCGCACCGCCGCCGTGGCGGAGATGCTGGTGAAGGCCCCAATCACGCGGAACGTGCGTCCCTGTGTCTGCCCCAGCAGCGTTGCATTCAAGGGAATCAGCCATTGCAGCGCACTGTGCCCGATGCCGGCCGCCCAGCTGGCGGTGGCGCCGCCCGTCGCCTCGGACCCCAGCAGCCACAGGTCGGCGCTGCCGGGCGAACTGTAGGCGTTAACGCCGATGAAGAAGTTGCGCCACGCCAACCCGCTGCCGCTGCTGTTGGTGATGCGCAGGCGGATGGGCGCGGGCTGCGTGCCCTTTACGCGCGAGGAGGCGATGCCGCACCAGTTGGGCGTGCCGGCATTGTCGTTGATCGAGAGTGACACGCCGCCGGTGCGCTCGGACTGGCTGGAGCTCGACAGGTACAGCTCCTCCTCTGGCCCCTCCCACTTAGACGCCCGCTCCCAGGTCACATTGACCCGCACTGTGCTGGTGGCGTTGTAGAGGCTGCGCTCTGCCGGCGCCTGCGAGTAGTTGGCGTCGCCGCCGAAAAGCTCAGCACGGAAAATGTCGCCGCTGTCCACTGGCCGGAACTCGACAAAATAGCGAGCCGTCAGTGTCTTGTCCCGGTTGGCCGCCGCGCGCAACAACTGCTGGATGTCGTTGACCGCTGTACGAATGGCGCTGTCCGTACCTTCCAGGATGCACGGCACGCTTTCGCCGATGCGGTCTGCGTTGGACTGGCTGGCAGGGAAATAGGTCGCGCCAACGTATGTGCCTGAGCCGCTCAGGGTCAGTGTGGTCGTGCCGTCCGTGATTCGTAGCAGCATTACGCCCCCGCCATGACTAACTGGTCGCGCAGGATGTGACCCAGCCGGCGCGCGTCTGCCTCACTGCGCACGGTCACGCCACCCAGATTGATGTTGAACGTCTTGCCCTCGCTGGTGGGCAGATTGTTCGTCTGGCCATTGGTGTAGATGCGACTGCCCGCGGGGAGCACAATCTGCTCATAGCCGCGCTCGTTGATTTGCGCCGCACCGCCACGGAAGTACGAGGTGCCGATCGCCTGCGGTGTGCTGGGGTCGCCGTCCGCCCCGCCACCGCTGGCCGCGTTACCGATACCGCCGATGGCATCCATGACCGCCTGGCCGGCCGAGGCGAGGCCCGCAAAGGGATTCGGCAGATCCAACCCGCTCAGGTAGTCCTTGAATTCGCCGATGGTGGTTGTGACGGTGCCAATCAAGTCGATCACCGGCTGGATGTAGCTGGTCACCTTGGTCCAGGCGTCCTCGAACGTCTTGCGAATGCCATCCAGTACGGGCGAGATGTCGATACCCATGTCCTGCAGGGTGCCGACAATGGCGTCATAGAGCGTCTGGGCAATGGTCGCCGTAAACGTCCCGAGGCGTGAGAGCAGGCCCCGGTAGTAGGTTGAGAAGGCGTTAATCCCCTGCTGTGCCGCTGCCCACACGCCTGCCCAGTCGCCGTCGATGGCCGCCCGTACGGCTGCGATGACAGCGGTAAGCACCGACGAAACCAGTTGCAGGGTTGCGGTCACTTGGTCAATGATGGGGCCGACGATGCCCGGCAGGTTGGTCAGTACGGCGGCGAATGCATTGATGCCGAAGTCGGCGGCGATTGCCAGGCCTGCGCCTATCAGCATCACCACCGGCTGCAAGGCAGTCATCAGCCCGCCGAATGCAGCCCCCAACTCGCCCAGCTTGGGCATGATGGGCGCCAGTGCCGTGGGCAACCCGGCGAAAGCATCCTGCACACGCTGGACGGCCGGCGCAAAGAAGGCTGCCAGCATCGCCGCCGCCTGCGTGAGGGTGACATAGAGGTTCTGCATACCGTAGGCCACCGGCTGGATGGCGGGCGGCAGCAGCTTGATGGCCTCCCACACCTCGCCCGATGCGACCCCCGCATCCTCCATCGCCAGCGCAATCTGCTGTAGCGGGTACAGCATCGACTGCAACGCCGGCCCAACTTGCCCGGCAATCTCCGCTGTGAGGTCACGGATGCCGCCGAAGTTTGTCGCCCATGCAGCGGCAAGTGCACCGACGCCGACAACAACCAAGCCGATAGGCGAGAGCAGGAAACCGAGCGCCGCTGATAGCCCGGTGACCGCCAGCATTACCGGCCCTGCCGCTGCGAGCACCGCACTGAAGGCGACCGCTGCGTCCATGACCGGCTTTGGCAGAGCGCCAAAGGCGGTGATCAGGTCAGCGCCCGTGCGAATCATCTCGCCGATAGAGGCGAGGTACGGCAGGGCGGCCCCGATTAGGAAGCTGTCGATCGAGCCCTTCAGGTACTCGATAGCGCCGCCGATACCCTTCATGCGGGCGTTGGCAACGTCTGCGGCTGCGCTGCCATTGTTGAGGGCACCGCTGATGCCGTCCCAGGATGCGGAGTAGTCGCGCGTCAGGATGGTGGCGGCCCGAATGGCGTCGGAGCCGAACACCGTCGATAGAGCCGCATTGCGCTGCGCATCCGTCATGGTGGCCGTGGCGACTGACAGGTCCGCGATGATGGTTTCAAAGCTGCGCATATTGCCGGATGCGTCATAGACGGCGACGCCCATGTCAGCCAGCACACCCTTTGCCTTGGCGGTGGGTGCCGCCAGACTGAGCATCATCGTCTTGAGCGAGGTGCCGGCGTCGGAGCCCTTCAGACCGGCATTGCCAAGCATGGCCAGTGCCGTCACCATGTCGTCCATGGGCTGTTTGTTGCTGGCAAAGACGGCGCCGCTCATCTTCATCGCCGCTGCCAGGTCGGAAATATCCACAGACGACGCATTCGCCGCTGCTGCCAGCATATTCGCAATCTGCGGCATCTCGCTGGCTGGCAGGTTGAATGCGTTCATCGCATTTGCGGCGATCTCCGCAGACTCTGCCAGGCCCATGCCGCCGGCCGCCGCCATCGAAAGCACGCCGGGCGTTGCGGAGATGATGTCATTGACGGACAGACCGGCTTTGGCGAGCTCGAGCTGCGCCTGTGCCGCCTCGCCGGCAGAGAACGACGTCACAGCGCCCATTTCCAGCGCCTGCGCCTGGAGGGTCGCCATCTGGTCCGCCGTAGCGCCTGACACTTGCGCCATGACATTCATTGATTGTTCAAAGTCGCCGGCGCTGGACAGGGCCATGGCGGCAATGCCAGCCAGGGGCGCAGTAATGCCGAGCGACATCGACGTGCCGGCGCTGCGCATGGTGTCGGAGAGGGAGCTGATAGATTTTTGGGCGGAGTTTGTGCCTATCTCGATAGTCCCGTAGGCGGACCCCAAATTTATACCCGACATATCCCGCCCCTTCCTACTCTTCGTCCCACGTCCCGTCCTCTTTCACCCGCACCTTGCGCAGCCCTACCGCACTGACCGGCGCATATTCCTGTACCCGTGCCGCATCGTCCCCTAGTAGCTTTGCCAGGGAGTGTTTCGGCTTGCCCGCCTTGTCGCGCTCGTTGAGCTTGCCTTCCACCCAGGCCCCAAACTGCGCCACCGCCATATCGAACTGGTAGGCCGCCCAGGGGTCGTCTACGCCGATGACCTCACTGGGCCGCCGGTGGTAGGTCACCGACAACGAATGGAGATTCCACATCTCCGTTTTGTTGGCGACGAAAAGGCTCCAACTTGCCGGCCGGCTGGTTGGCCCAGTTGAAGATCACCGTTTTGTCATGGCTGCCCAGCTCTTCCGGCTTCAATTCGGCGGGTTCGACGACGCACGCCTTGACCACGATGTCGAGCACCTGCCCGAACTTCTCGACGTCGCCCAGATCCATCGTCTGGTCGGGCTTGCGCTTGAGCATCTCCGCCACCGGCGCCCGCAGCGTAGTCGGGATCCGGCCGGCCTGTGCGAGGTCCATCAGCGCCACTTTCTTTAGCCGCACTTCCAGACCAGAGGGGAGGGTGAATGCCTCCCCCTCCTGCTGTCGTGCGCGCCATTCTTGTAAGTTCATGTGACTACTCTCCGCAGTGTACAAAACGAAACAAATATGCTATCATACAGATGTGACCGGACTCATTCACCCTGAAAGGAACGCACCTTGTCGAAGCAAATTCCCCTGTCCCAAGGTAAGTTTGCAACCGTTGATGATGCTGATTACGACTGGCTGGCAAAACACAAGTGGTCTTACGATCCAAAGGGTTATGCCATGCGCAGAAGTGCTAACGTCACCATTTATATGCATCGCGTTGTGCTGAATGCTTCCGGCCCGGTCACGGTCGATCACGTCAACGGGGACGGACTCGACAACCGGCGCGAGAATCTGCGCGTCGTGACCACAGCTCAGAACAACTACAATCGCCATCCAGAGAAGCGTCCAAAGACTTCGCAGTACAAAGGAGTGTCGCTTAACAGGAAGGTTAATCGCTGGCAGGCGCACATCAAGAAAGGCGACGAATATAGGCGCTATCTTGGTCTGTACGATAGCGAGCAGGATGCGGCCAGGGCATACAACGCGGCGGCCCGTCATCTCTTTGGCCCCTATGCGTATATTAATGATGTGCCTGACGACAACTGGACGATGCATAATCTGTCGGTTGGCTCCAAGACATCTGACTTCCGTGGCGTCCACTACGACACTAAAGCCAAGAAGTGGAAGGTTCAGATTCAGGTGAACAAGACCAAGAAATTCATTGGTCGTTTTTACTTCGAGATTGATGCAGCCCGCGCCTATGACACCTATGTCATCGCTAACGGGCTGCCATTCCCGTTGAACTTCCAGCAGGCCACTAGCTCGCAGGAACCGTAGTGGCGCTTTCGTTGTGAACCATCTCAAACATCTTCGAACCGTCGTCGATGGCAATGCCGCTGGCGCTCTGGATGAAGAACTCGCCGTCCTTCCATTCACCCTCCAGGCCGTCCGTCAGCTTGGCCTTGTAGATGAGCACATGGATGTCTGATCCATCGTCGTTGATGATCTTCCCGTAGATTTTGAAGTACGGGTAGGTGTCGCCGGCGCGGGCCAAGATCGTGTTCTTCTGGTTGGGCGTGGTGCCGCTGGCCGTGATGGTGCGGCCCGTCAGGACCTTGATGGCGTCGAAGCTGATGCCGCCGGCTTCCAGGCTCCACTCCACCTTGTCCACGATGGCGGCAATTGCCTGGGTGGCATCGTTGCCGCGCAGTTCGCCGGAGGTCAGCGCCTCCTTGAAGCTCAGCGTCTGCGCGGCGCTGAGCGCCACCGCCGTTCCCGAGGGCAGCGGCACCAGCGTTACCTGTCGCAAGCCGAAGGGCTTGGTGTTACTTGTCAATGGCATGATATGCTCTCCTCTTACTCACGCGGCTAGAGCGCCGCTACTGTTTCCTGTTGCACGAACTCATACACGACGGAGCCGCTAGTCACGGCTACGCCCTTACAGTAGGTCACCCAGAACTCACCATCACGAAACGTGCCCTCCAGCGCCTCGACCTTGGCACGATAGAGCCTGCAGATCACGTCGCCGGTATCGCTGACTGCCCGGCCGGCGATGCGCAGATAGGGCATCTGCGCCCCGGCGTCCTGGCTGAGCGTGAGCGTACGGTTGGGCGTACTGCCCACCTGGTTGGCTGTGCCACCCGTTAACTTGGCGAGCGCCTCCAGGCTGATGCCGCCCGCCTCCATCTCAAACTCCGCGCCGGCCACGAACCCCGCTGCGCCCACCAGGTGGCCGTCGGCTTCGAAGCGGGCCGTGGCGAGCAGCGGCGTGACGTGCAGCATCAGTGCCGCCGGCAGGAGCACCTTGTTCGCCCCCGCCGTGTCATAGAGGGCGATTTGGCGCAGTCCGAATGGAGTCTCTCCGTAGCCCGCCATCTCAGCCTCGATTCACCGTTGCTACGTATCTCGACATAATCGCTGGCACGCCTAGCGCCTGCATCTCGATACCCAGCAGGTCGTTGGCATGCCGCACGTCCCACAATCCGTCATTGCCTGCCAGCGTCGTCCGGTGTAGCAGCTGGTAGGCCCGCACCCGGCCGGCGTCGATTTCTGTGCTGCCGTTCTGCTGGTAGAACCAGATCGTCACGTAGAGCCGTGAGCCGTCGGGGTGCGGCCCGGCCGGCGCCTGCGTCTCCGGTTTGACGATGGCGCAGGGCTTCAGCTCGCTGTCGCCGTCGTACGCTGCCGGCGTCGCCTGGCGGGAGATGTCGGCCACCTCCATGCCGTCGTACACGCCGCCGGTGAGAATGGCGGTCAGTGCGGCGTCTCCCTGGAGGGCTGCCAGGATGGATGCGTAGGCGCTCATGCGAAGATCTCCCGCAGCATCTGCATCAGCGGTTCGTATTGCGCCTGCATCGTGCGCATGATGACGCCGTAGCGGCCTGAATTCGCCAGTTCCAACCAGATCCCGTAGTCGATGGACGCCCCGTGGCTTAGGAAGATGGTCACGACGCGGGCCCCGAAGTCGGCTTCGCTGGTGCCAAAGATGCCCGTGCGCGCGTTGCCGGTGCGGTCCGTCCAGGGCGCATCTGCCTGGGCCTGGTTCTGCATCTCGGTCGCCACTCGCTGCGCCACCGCCGCCACTGCTGTCAGCACGCGGTCGCCATAGCGTTCGACGGCCGCCGCCAGCTCGCTCGGTGGCGTGCTCCAGCGGATGCCCGCCTTTGCCTGTGGCATCAGTGCACCTGCCTGGCTTGCGCCTGCGTGCCATGGTCCCGGTTGGGGTGGATGGCAATGACCTCGTACAGCGCCCCGCCGACCGTGAACTTGTCGTTCGGCTGGATGTCGAGGGCCACATCGCCTACCACCACCACCGCACCCACCGCCGCCTGCAACCCGTCCGTGTCGGTAACGCCGGCCTGCACGTTGCCGCCGCGGGCGATACGTACGGTCTGCGCTGCCAGGGTCGCACCGTTGCGACGAATGGCGATGCTGACCGGGCGGTCGTCGCGGATGGCTTGCAGGTCGGCGGTCATGGCCGCACGGTCGCCGGCTGTCAGCACCTAGACCTCCACTCCTACCGCATAGGGGTTCTGCTTGTACCGGGACCCGTAGCCTTGCAGCGGCCGGATGGCATTCTGGTAGTTAGTCAGCGCCGCACTCGCCTGCGCCTGGATGGCAGCACCCTGGCCGCGCTTGTCGACAGATTCGTCGCCGATCTTGTATGACCACGCATCGCCGGCCGTCGCATTCGCCTGCTCCATCAGCGCCAGGTATTGCCCGTAGAGCATCGCTACCCGTGCGCCGTTCTCGCTGAGCCGGGGGTAGACGCCGTTGGCGGCGACGTGCTGTGCCGCATAGCGCAGCGTGCGTGTCGTCGAGTAGGTGGGCACCGGGTCGAAGCGCAGCGTAGCGCCTTCGACGTAGTGCGTTTCCTCCCAGTTGCTGCTGACCGGTATCAGGCCGCCATTGCTCACGATGACGCCACCCTGGGCAGGCAGGCCCGCCAGCTCTATCTCGTACAAGAAATCTGCCGGCAGGTCGTAGGTGGCCTGACCGCCGGTGACCTGGATGGTTGCGGCCGTGATGACGGGCACGTCCTGGCTGAGCTGCTGCACGGCATCCTGGGCAAGGCGTTCGTAGTCGCCGGGCACGCCATTGCGGGCGGGCGCAGCGCGCTGTAAACGGTCGGCTAGAGCGGCGAGGGTGATGGTCATTTGCGCTTAGCCTTCGGTTCGACTTCGGCGGCGGCCGGCGCTGGTTCCGTCTCTGCCGGCGGTTCCGGTTCGACGGGCGGCGTTGGCGTCTCGCTCTGCGTCTCGCCCATGATCACGACAAACACGTCGCCGTGTTCCGCCTGCCAGGCTGCCAGCAGGCTTGGCGTCGTCGCCAGCAGCTCGCCGGGATAGACTACCAGCCCGCCGACGGTGCGCTCTCCCTTGCCTTTGTACTGGACTGTCAGCATGTGAATCTCCTTACCGGCGCAGCGTGGCCTTGACCGTAGTCGTCACGCCGCCCGTAGTCTGCACGCTCACCCGCCAGTACTCGCCAGCCAGTGGGATCGACATGTAGGTCGTGCCGTTGGCGCTGAGCGACCTGGCTTGGGTCTTGGTGCCGATGGCGCTGCCGGTCCAGTATTCGTAAGTGGCGTTGGTCCAGTTAGTGCCGTCGGCGCTCACCTGCGCTGTGGCGGTCAACCACGCCGTGCCGGACAGTGTGCCGGTCACGAAGACATCGACACTCTTCCACCCGGCGGTCTTGCTCACATCACGGCCGGCGCTGTCAATGTTCGGCGCAGCGGTGTTGACGGTGTTCGTGGCGATATAGGTGGCGCTCAGCACATCCACCGTCATCTGGCTGGATGGTGCGTCCTGCGCCGCTGCCGGTGTGGCGGCCGGCTGCATCAGCACCAGCGCCGCCAGCACAATCATCACGGCGGCAAGCACCGCCGTTACTCGTTTCGTCGTCATAATGTCCTCCAGGAAAGGGGCGGTTGGAGCCGCCCCTGTTTACTCGTTACTGGCTGGTCGCGGCCTGGCTACGCCACCTTGACGTAGGAGGTCTTCTCGGGTACCGGCACGAAGGAGCCGTTGAACTCCTCCATGTAGTACTGATCCTGGGCCACCAGCAGGCCGTTGTCGTAGGACGGGAACGGTCCATAGATGGTCATGGGCTGCATCACGCGGTGCATGACCAGCTCACGGTTTACGATCTGAATGTACCCGTCAGGGAACTCCGTCGACATGTAGATGGGCAGGCCCTTGACGCCGCCGGCAAAGCCCGCCGCGTTGAGCACGGCATTCGGGAAGCCGTCACGCTTGAAGCCGTCCGTCCAGTTGCTCAGGCGGTCGGCGTTCGTGGCGCTCATCAGGATGCCCGTCGGCATGTAGTTGCGGTTGTGCACCTTCACCTTGGCGATGCCGATGTAGCCGGCGAGGATGCTGATGGCGTCGCTCGCAGCCGTCCAGGTGCCGCCACTGTTGTTCGCCTGCTTGAGGGCGTAGGTGAGGCCCTTCCACAGGATGTCCTTGTCAATCTTGCGGCGCAGCAGACGTGCCAGGTTGCCCAGGGTGCGGGTCACGGCGTCGTAGCCGAGCTGGCTGCGGCTGAAGATGATGGCTTCCTTGGTGATCTGGGTGGCGAGCCGGTCGGCGTACATCGTGATGAGCGCATCCGACAGCGTGTTCTTGGCACGGGGGATGGCGACGCCTTCGCCCCGGCGGAACAGGTCCGCTACGTAGTCAACCTTGACCGACTGGGATTCGGTGATCGTGGCGAGGGCGAGAATCTTGCCCTCTTCGTAGTCGATCACGTAGTCGGTGCCCTCGGCATAGGTCGGGCTGCCGCTCGTGTGCGTTACCACTACCGTACCGGGGCGGACGCGCTTGTTGGCGAGGGCCACCCAGTCCAGCAGGGATGCGGTGACAGCTTCGTCGGTCACCGTAACCGATGCGCCAACTTCGCCGGCGTAGGCTTCGTAGAAGATCTTGGCCGGGCTGACGTCGGTCACGCCGAAGTCATAGACGTTGGCGGCCACCAGCTCGGGATAGGCCTGCTCGATAATCATGCGGCTGACGCTGTAGGGCAGGGACAGATCGGCGGCCGTCTCGGCTTCCTCAAACGCCCGCGCCTCCGCCAGCAGGTGGCGCTGATTCACCCGGTCGAAGCGTTCCAGGGCCGCGGCGGCGAACAGTGCCGCGCGGGGCTGGTCCGGCTTGCTGAAGTCGCGACGGGTTGCCTCGCCAGCCTTGACGAGGGATTCGGTCAGCTCCCAGGCGGCACGGGTGAACTCAGGGTGCCCGGTTTCTTTCTCGAACACCGGGCCCTTGACTTCGACGCCGCTCTTGCCCATGCCGCCCAGCTTGGCGGCGCTGACGATGGCGTCGTACTCGACACGCTTCGCCTCGACAATCGCCTTGACCGCAGCGGCGTCGGCCGGCTTGGCAGAGCGCACCGCCTCGACAAAGGCGCCGTTCAAGGCATCGCCGTACTTCAGGTCCTTGGTCGATTCGGTGATCGCCGTCTCGACCGCTTCGGCCTGCTTGCGGGCGGCAAGTTCCGCCTCCGCCTTGCGGGCCTCTTCCAGTTGCTTGCCCTGGTCGGCCAGAGCCTTCTTCGATTCGTCCAGCTCGGCCTGGAGCTGGCGCTGCTTTTCCTCTAGCGCCTTCTTCTCTTCCTCGGTCACGGTTTGTGCCTCCTGAATTTGCTGTTCTTCGTCCTGCTGTGCCTCCACAATGGCCCCGTTGGGGTCGGATGGCTGCGCCACCAGGTCGAAACCTTTGATTGTTAATTCGGTCACTTCCTGCACGCTCTCCCCGTCTAGCTGGATGGTGCGGGATGTGCCATAGCCTCGCATCGACACGCCGATAGGAACGCCGGCTTCCACCAGAACCTGCACGTCGCGACCCTTGGCGGTGGGGAGGATGACGCCTTCCAGAAGCACCTTGCCGGGTGCGTCCAGGGATGCCGCCTGCCACTTGACTACCGTCTCCAGGATGTTGGCGCGCTGGCCTTTGTCCGACGGATGTTCCGCCTCGCCAGTCGTGACGAATTGACCTTGCCCGTTGCTCTCATGCAGATGCCCGTTGAGCCGGGACACTGCCTCTGCCAGGACCTTGCGCGGATAGCGCCGGCCGTTGGCGTTGACCACATCGGCCGTGATGCCGATGGCCTTGACCTTGCGCCCGCCGCCGTCAGTCTTGGACTCGGTGACGGTAAGCGTCTGCTCGATTGTCTCCGTGAAGCGCTGGCCTTTGACCGGCTTCGCAGATTCGGTGATTGGTTCGTAGAGCCGGACCTCCTTGACCGCGACGGGTGTGCCGAAGGTGAAGCCGCCGGCGCCGTCTTCCTGCCAGGGAATCTCCCACACCTGCCGCTCTTCCATCTCCGGCGACCACGCAAAGGCAATCAGCCGGTCAGGGAATGTCAAGACGACGAAGAGGTCGTTACTGGGACGTAGGGGCCATTCATTCAGTGCGGCAGCGAGCGCTTCCCGCTGCGCCTCCAGGCTGGCGTCGGAGCGCACGGCTTCGCTCAGGCCGAAGTAGCGCCGCACCGCCGCTACAAATTGTTGTTCTGTAAGTTCCATCTGGATGCCTCGCCACTGGGGCCAAAAGAAAAAGCGCCACAGACCGGCGTAAGTCCCGGTTGTGGCGCTCGTGGCGCTACATAGAATATCAGTTTAAGTGTAGCTTACCATGGATTCAGGGGGCTTTCAATCCCTGAGTATCACTCACAGTAGCATTCTGGCTGGCGCTCCCATTTAGTAGAGCACGCAGAAGCCACTTGTGATACACGCCCCGGTCCCGGATGACCAACTCGCCAGTGTCCAGATTCAGCCTGGCTCGCGTCTTGCCGTCGTTGCCCTTGAGACTTATCCACCGTTCGACCGTCGCCTGTAGTGTCTCCATTCGCCTCACACCTTCAACACCGTCGCCATTGCGTCCGTGTTGCCGTCCAGCCACATCTGCATCGCCTCGAACAGTTCCTGCGCCGCGGCAATACTCAGCGGCTCAGGGATGGGTGAGAACGACCGCTGCCCAAGCCAGCTAGAGTAGTCGTCGAGGAAGTCGTTTTCTCCCGCCACCCAGCCTCGCATCTGGCGTGCGCAGTCACTGGGCGGCATAAGCACTTCCTCCCACCGGCACAGGCACTGCGGGTGTAGCGGCAGGAAGTTGGCTGTCTTGTCGTATGGCCCCCCGGCCGCATAGTCGTCACAGATGTCCGACTTCGGATGCGCCGGCGACAACATCACCTTGCGCCCGGTCACCCAGGGCGAGTGGATGGCAATGTCGCTGGTCACAGCGTGATTGGCAATCTGGATCTCGTTGCGTGCTAGACGCAGCGCATTGTAGCTGATGCCGGCTGACCCTCCCTCCGGGACGTCGCGCGCTGAGCGCAGCAGCCCCTTGGTATCCTGCGCTCGCTCGCGCGCGTCCATCTTGCTCAGACGTGCCCGCGTCCAGCGCGGCCAGTCCTGCCCGGCTGCGAGCTGTTCCTCCAGCTGTTGCGCCAGTTCGACGGCGCTTGTGCGCTGCGCCATGCCGGTGGCGATGGTGTTGCGGATGGACTGCATGCCGCCCTGCTCCAGCCGCCAGATGCGCTGCGACAGATTCAGCCCATCGGAGTAGACCCGCTGCTGTGCCACCTGGAGGGCATAGTTGCGCCGACGCAGCCACATCTCTGCCAGCTTACCCCAGTCGTCCAAGGTCGGCGTGAACGCCTCCTGCAGCTGTTCGACCGGCGCCGTGATGTAGCGATTGTGGCGCAGCCGGTAGGGCCCGAAGGCGATGCTGCCGGCCGCCTGCCGTGCCCTGGTCAACAGTGTCACGTAGTCCTGCATGACCGCTCGCCAACGCGTCTCGGCGGAGCGCATCACGCCTGCCAGCTTGCCTGCATCGGCGATACCGTCGGCGTCGGATGCGCTGCTGACCTCCTTCGTCAGCCATGCCTGAAACGGGTAAAGCAGTGCATGCACCTGGCCGGCGACATAGAGTTGCAGCCGAGTGACGGCGACATGTTGCAGCCGGTCGGCGTTGCGAGGGGTGATGGTGGGGATCAATGGGCTATCTCCTGAAGTGCGCTGCAACGAGGTCGTGAATGGCTTGCCACTGCTGTTCGGTGATCTGAACTTCTCGGGCACCACAGCATCGGCACTCGTCGATACCGACCGTGTTTAGTGTCTCGCAGTAGCGGCAATGCCAGCATGCTTCCGTGCTGATTGTCATACCGACAACCTGCGGTTCTGGAGTTGGCTGCGCGTCTGGCGTCGGATCGGGCCGAGGTGCGTTGCAGTTGGCGCAGGCGTCACGGTCCGCCTTTTGGACGGTGTGGCAGTAGGCGCACAGCCAGTGCCAGCGGCGACTTGGCGGCAGTTCTCCCACCAGCGCTTTCCCTGGCGACCAGTCCGGCTGCGGCGCGAATGCGTAAGTCACTGTGCACCTCCCTTGCCTGCTTGGACCTGCCCAACGGCCGGGGCATCATTCTGGGCGTCGCTCTGCGGTTCCTCCTGTTGGTCTGTCGCCTGCACGGCGTTCATGGCGATGCGCTGCATCTCCGCCGCCTGCACTGCCGCCGCCGCTGCATCCTCTGTCGCCTGCGCCTCGAGTGCCGCAATCTCCGCATCGACGTCGAAGTCGGGGAGCACCGTCGCCAGCATGTGCAGCAGCGTGCCGTCGGTCAGCAGCCCGGCCGCCTTGATGGATGCGGCAAAGGCTGCCATGTCCTTCATGCCGGCCGGCGTCGGGCGCTTCTTCTGCTTCCACTGGAAGGATACGGTCAACGCATCCGGCCAGATACCCAGCATGAGCCACTGCCGCTCCAACAGCGGGAGCAGGAACTCCGCTTCCAACCAGCCCTGCACGCTTTCGATGGCGTCTTCGTACTGCGTCTGCTTCTGCTCCAGGATGTCCCGGTTCAGGTCAGTGCCGTACCCGATAAGCTCTAGGGGCACGGGCGAGGCGACGGCGAACGTCTGCACATGATGCTTGACGTCCTCAATTTCACTCAGGTGCGCATCGCCCTGGACGACCTGGAGCCCGCCCGGCCGGTTGGAAAAGAAATCGCTGACAGCAGCGAACGGGTCATCGAGGGCCGGCTTGTTGGCGGCCTTGTATGCCTCGATTTCGGCGGCGCTGGCACCGTCCAGGACGTGCACGAATCTTTGCCCGCTGCGCGTCTTGCGCCGGATAGAGATGTCAAGCTCGCCCTGCGCCATGCGTTTGTACGCCTTGCGGGCACTGGCGAACATGGGCGTGCCGTAGCGGGAGCCCTCGTCACGGTCCCAGCGGGCGTGGACAATCTGCCACTCGGGGAAGAACGTCGCATCCGCCGGCGGCACGTCGCTGAGCGTGGGCCGGTCCGTCCAGTAGAAGGCGGCGGCCGGGTCGTAGAAGCGGTCGAAGTCGTCAGACCAGCGGTACATCTCCAGCGTAGGCTTGCGGGTCAGCTCGACAATCTCTCCGTTGGCGGCCATGCCTACCTCTAGGAACGAATCGCCGTCGCGGAAGGTCAAACGGGCCCAATCGTCGATGCGGGCAAACAGCTTGACGCGGGCGAACAGCGCATCGGCGACGGCCTGCGCCTGGTCAGCACGTGGGCCGGTGATCTGCAGCGTTACCCCGCCCTTCGTGGCGTCGCGTGCTAGGGTGGCAAGTGCTTGCTTGGCGCGCGGGTCGTCTGCTGCCATGTCCCGGCAGTCGGCGATGCGGCTGCGCCGGTCACGCTGCGCAGTGAAGGTGACGACCGCAGGTGCTGCCGGTTTGGCGTCATGTGTCGTCACTACGGGGGGCGCAGTGTTGCGCCGCTGCCAAAGGGCAGTGAAGCGGTCAAGAATGGTGGGCATGTGGCGCCTCCGATTGATCCTGCGTCGCGGCTGCTTCCTGCTGCTCAACGTCTAGGCCGGACAATGCTTTTTCGAATTCTGCGACTGCGGCGGCCGCCAAGTCGGCATCTATTTCGTCAGGCGTAGCAGCCTTGATGTCAGCGATAAGCTTGCGCAGCGACGCAACGAACGAATCAATTGACGGGGGCGGGGTCTGGCCTTTTTCGGCAAGGGGTGGGGGAGTGAAGGTCACGAAGTAAGCATACGCCTTTTCGAGTTCAGTTATGGTCACGGCGTAAACGCGGTCCAGCTCCGTGCGGTTGCTGGGCTTGTGCGCCTTGGCTGTGCGAATTGCTGAGACAATCGCTGCCGCCACTTCCGCGTCTTCTGTTTCCAGCCTGGGTGGTCTAAGTATCATCCAAACATCTCCTGTATCGTCGCCTGACTCGTTACCTGTGCCGGCGCTGTGGCCACCTGTCCCGCCTCCTGCCAGCGAATGATTGCCTGTGTAAATGCGTCCACGTCGTCGTCGTGTGCGGCGTTGGGGAAGGACGCCGCGCTGCCTATGAACCGTCCCACCCAGGGCGCTATGAGCGGGTGCGGGAGATACACGTTGCCTGATTCCACCTCGGGCGCTGCGGCGTAGGCTCGGGATGTTTTGCCGCCCTTGGGATCGACCGCAATCAACCCGGCAATCTCCTTGTGCAGCATCTGGATGACCGCCGGCCCATTAGCCTTATCCTCGATAAGGATGGCGATGGCTTTGGGCCACTTGATGCGCCACGACCGGATTGCCTCCATTGTGGCCACGATGCCCAGTCGCTCACACACGTAGTCGAGCAGAAACTTGTCGGCTCCCAGCCTGCCCACGACCTGGCCGGCAACGAAGTCACTGGCGGCCGTGTCCTTGAACGTGCAGTCCCACGATTGCAGCAGCTCGTCGAACCGGGCGGGCAGATCTACCGCTTCTACCTCCACAACCGACGAATCCGCCATCGTGACGGTGACCGGCGGGAGATTTGCCCCTCGTGGTTGCCAGTAGCGCCAGTGGTGCCGCTTGAAGATCTCGCCCTCATCCGGTGAGGGCCGCTGCTGGTAGAGGCTTGCCCAGTCACGGGAGCCAACGGTTCGTTCGATGGTCCGCAGTTTGTCGATACCCCAACGATTCTCCCATAGCGCTTTGCCTGCCACGTGGCGCTCGTCATAGGGCGCCACAGGGTCCTCCGATAGCGCCGGCAGAATCAGCGTTACCCACTGGTCCGACTCTGGGTCAGACTTGGCGAGCGCCAGCAGCCGACCCGCCAGGTCATCTTCATGCCAACGAGTGACGGTCAGCAGCACTTGCCCGTCAGGCGTCAAACGGGTGTAGAGGGTGGAGGTGTACCAGTCAAAGACGGATTCGCGGTAGGTGGGGCTGTTGGCCTCTTTCCGGTTCTTGACCGGATCGTCAATAATGGCCACGTGCGCCCCGGAACCAGTCACGCTGCCTCCGACGCCTGTCCCCAGGTAGTAGCCACGATGGCCTACGACCTCAAACATATCGGAGTTGCGCAGCCAGGAGCCCTGCGAAACGGTGCGCACGTTGGCGCCGAACAATTTCGACTCAGGGAACAGCCGGTGGTATTCGTCGCCATCCATGATGCGCTGCACGTCCCGGTTCATGCGCCTGGCTAGGTCGGCGCCGTAGCTGGTGGCAATGATTGTTGTGTCCGGTCGCTTACCCAGGATGAACGCGGGCAGACGCCGTGACACTAGCTCCGACTTGCCAGAACGTGGCGGTGCGAAAATCATCAGCCGCGTAATTTCGCCCGCTACAAATCTATCTAGATAGGAGCAAATCAACTGGTGATGCCAGTTGCCGGCATAGTCTGGGTAGGTGTAGCATGTGAAGTCAAGCAGATGATTGCGGGCACGCCGTCTATTCCGCAGCTCTTGCGCCGCTTCTACTAAGTATGATTCGCTCAAGCTCACTGTCCGTCAGTTCTTGCACGCGCTGCACGTATTCCAGCGGCCCGCCATCCTTGCCCGTTACTTCCTGTACGCGCTTGCCCCACCGGTCTGGGTAGCGCCGCTCTAGGTACCACGCATCAGCCTGCCAGTTGCCGGCCCTGCCGGCCCTGTTGATGCGGCTGACGCGCAGGGCTTCCGCTTCCGCCTCCGCCTTTTTTACTGCCTCAAGAAACTCAACATAGGCACCAGATGACGCCTGCTCGCCTTTCTTCATCCAGTTGTTGAGCGTAGTGTATGTAACCCCACCGATCGCCGCCGCCGTCTCCAGGTAGTTACCTTCGGCGATGGCGTCGACGATCTTCTTTTGCGTCTCAGGCGTTAGCTTGCTCTGGCGTGCCATCGCAATCGCCCTCCTGCAGCCAGGGGTACAACTTCAGTTCGTAGGCAATGGCGACCAGGTCGCGCAGCAATGCGTGCAATTCGTCCGCTAGCGGCTGGTACTTTGCCTTCTTCCTCGGTGGCGGCTTCGACACGATTTCGAGAAGTTGCAGCCAACGCTCGTACGGCAACTGATAGGTGCGATAGGTGTCGAATCGATGCTCTACGTCGTTGTGGATACGGTTGACAAGCCGATGACCTTCAGCCTTCAGTTTGTCGATCCATCGTCGTTCGGCTTCAAATCTGTTTGCCGCCGTTGTCACTTCGAGCGTGTCGCAGACGATGTTGTCGGCTCCGTACTTCTTGACTGTGTTGGCGAAGTGAGTATTTGAGTGTGTGCCGCTTTCCACGGCATAGAGGTGGGCGGCGAGACGGTGTTCTGACAGATACTTGGAGCATCCAACATAGAAGTAGCGATCCGAATCGGTGTGCCGCAAGCCGTAGACGTACCCTGCACCCGCCAGGGCCATGACCTGCGCCTTGATTTCGTCGCTGTACTCCCGCCGCACCATCGTCTTATCCCTTGCCCCTACTTCCCATCGTCCAGGCGCAAAATTAGCACCTGCACCGCATCGGCGATGCGCTCCATTGCCTGTTCTAGCCGTGTCAGCCGCTGGTTCACCGTCTGTGTCCAGACGGTGCAGTCCGGGTCCGCCAGCCGGCTCCTCACCACCGGCAGATTATCCTGTGCCTCATCGGGGTCGTGCCTCAGGTCGTGGTCCATCTACCGTGTGTCCTTCTGCCCGACCTGCGGCGCAAAGCCCATGGCCTGCGCCGTCGCTAACGGCACGATCGCGGCCGGCTGCCCGTCCAGTTTGGGCGCTGCCAGGGGTGTGACCTGCTTGCGGGCCCAGAATGCCGCCACGAGCTGAGGCGCCACGAGGACGATTAAGGCCAGTAGCGCCGTGACGAACTTCTCGATCGAACCCATCTGCGTATCGTTGAGGTTGATCCAGCCCAACGAGACGGCCATACCAAGACCAAGCATGATGACAGCCGACACTGCGGCCGCAATCGCCTGTGCTGACAATACTGGTTCACGAGTCATAGTTTGCTCCTACTGATGTGTAAATTCAGCCCAGCCCAGGTTCTTGCCTGCACTGGCCCCACTGGGCACCGGATAGGATGTGCCATACAACGCATTGATCACGGCAGGCTGCCAGCTGTCGTCGCCGCTCGGCGGCCACTTGGCGACATCATAGGCCCACTTGACGGAGCGCAGGTGCGCCTGGTCGCACCAGGACTTGGCAGGCAGGCCTGCGTTTTCTAGCACCTGGATCGTTGCCGTGATGCCCTGTTCCGCCTCCCAGTAGTAGTCCGTCTTGCCCGGTGGCCACGTAAAGCCCCCGGCCCGGCGCAGCTCCTCGGGCAGGGAACCATCGACGGGATGGCCTTGGATGGTAGCACCCTTGGGATTGATGCCAACGGGGTGCGCGGGGTCGCTCTGCCAGTCGAGTTCGCCATAGGTAAAGCCGCTGTAGGCGGCCCGATCACCCAGGAAGCCTTTGAACACCTGGACGGCGCGGGCCAGCTCGGCATCGTCGCCGATGTAGCGGGCGATCATCACGCGGGCGCAGCTGGCGTGCGTGCCCCAGTTGTTGGGCCGCTGCTCTTGCGATTTGACCAACGATGCGGGACCGCCGCCCGATGTGGGACAGGTCAGGAAGTAGCGCAGCTTGTCGCTGAAAGCGGCGTCCAGGTCAGGATCAACCATCCACAGTTCGATGCCTTCGGCGGCGGCGATGTAGCCGGGCACTTCACGCGCGAGAGCCAGCGCACGGCCGATCTTGAGTGAAGGGCTGACGATGGCGCGCAGGCCGGCGAGGACACGATTCAGGAAGAAGGTATCTCCAGTGCAGGCGTAGACGTAGGCGTTGGCCTGCATGTTGGTGTTGTGCTTGGAGTCCTGATTCTCTACGCTGGGCGTGCCGGGGTCCGCCTTCGCAGCTTTGAACATGGCTTCCCAGGCGGGGCCGCTCTGCGTCTTCTTGCGCAGCGCCTCCACGTCCACCCAGATGCAACCGGCCGGCACAGGCTCAGGGTCGGGATCTGGAGGAGGCGGCGGTGGGGGTGGAGGTGGTGGCGGGTCCGTCACCGTGACGATCTCCAGCGGGTCGCCCAACTCGGACGCAATGACGATCTTCCCATCGATACTGGTTACTGTAACCTTGGTCATCTTGTTGTCTCCTGGTAAGGCTTACGTGTATCCGTTGTCACCTGTTGCGCCGTCTCGACTGCGCGGCCATCCTACGGCGCTGTTTGGACTGGCCGCGATTGTGGTTCTTGGTGATGCCTGCGCGGGTATGGGTCTTTGGGGTGAGAGGTTCGGCGACGTCTATGTCCGTCTTGCCGGCGGTGAGGGTCTGCCCTTCGATGGTCTGCGCCAGTGAAACCGGTGAAGTGGCGGCGGCAAGTTGTTGTTCCTGCATGGATGATGCATCTCCCGATACTATCTAACACTTACAAAAATACTTATGTTCAATCGTATCACTGTGAGTGAATAAACTCAATCCCCTACTTAGTAGCTGTGTTGTGTAAGAAAAAGAAAACCGAGAGCATCGCGCTCCCGGTTTCTTACTGCCCTCGCCTAGCCGTGCCACACCAAGCCAAGCCTGGCCTCGCCACGCATTGCCAAGCCGTGCCGAGCCTAGCCTAGCCATGCACAGCCAATCGTGGTGGGCGGAGTCGAACCGCCCCACAGACCATCGCCACGAAACTACCCTTGCAATGCCTTGCCAAGCCCTGCCGAGCCCAGCCACGCCGCACCCAGCCGGGCCGAGCCCCGACTCGCCCTGCCGTGCCCCGACTTGCCCTGCCAAAACGGCGGGCGGGAATCGAACCCACCCAATGCACCATGCGCCGTTGTGGTACCCTTGCCTTGCCTTGCCGGGCCCAGCCAGGCCGCTCCCGGCCTCGCCTTGCCTTGCCCCGCCACGCTCTGCCTGGCCGCGCCGCTAAATATCGAAACCAGACAACTGGTACCGACCATACATGGGGCGAAACGTGCCTAGCCCCAACGTGCCGCCCATGTCGAATGCCTGCCGCAAGTTCTCCAGTGTGCAGAACTTGTTTTCGATATACTCGACAGTGAAGTCAAGCCGCCAAGGGAGCGCCAGAACCGGACGCTCCTTTGGGTTAGGGATACCGCCCTTGACGCGGGCGACATGCTTGGCTTGGCTGATCTGCCCGTTCCAGCCAGTGAAACGGATCGGGCCGCTGTCGTCACGAATGGGAATATCGAACGGGTCGATCGCCGTGTAGCTGCTAATCCCCAAGGCGATCGTCTTGCCGTTCCTCCCGAAGAACTGGCGGCACACTGACTTGGTGTTCTCCGCTACGAGCAACGAAAGAATATTTAGGGCGGGCATCATGAGCGCCCCATCCTTGCCGAGATACATCTTCTCCGCTACGGGCAACTGTGTGTTGTTGTCGCCCGCGTACCGGTCGAACATCAAAGGGCGAAGCCCCTCCAACCGCACCGTAATAATCGTTTTGTCCTGCATTGCCATTGTCAAACTCCTTTGCCTTGTCAGGCGGAATCTCGAACCACTCAGCGCCGCCATCCGTCCTATACTGCCAGTATCGGCGGTGTAAGTCGGCTTCTGTCGCTTCGTTGCCCTCGACTGTCGCAACCACCTCAAGCCGACGCGGGCAGGCTGTTTGTAATTCAGCCAGCCGCCAAAGAACATCCTCCCGCGAGGTGTAGCCTATCTTGTAATAGTCTGTCCCTGCCATCCTCAAGAAGTAGACCATGCCTCACCAATGCGCAAAACCCACCCAGTAACCTCGTTTGGTTGCGACACGCAAACGGGACGGCTTACGCCGGGTTACTGGGTGGGTTTTAGGTCCAAACTAGGCAATCAAAAAGCCGCCCTATCGTTTACGTGTCGCATCTGTAGTATACAACATGAGGTGATATTTTTCAACTTAAATATCACTTATGGTGAAGTTTTTGTGCACCGGGAACGCGAAGAGGGGAAGCTTTCGCCTCCCCTCTTTCGCCACTTTCGCCTTACGCCTATGAAACCGGACTGCGCCGTACCCGATCAGTTGGGACTCGGTGCGTCCACGTATCGATCTACTTCAACCCAGCCCCCCCCCCCCCGGG